GCACGAAATAGATTGCTAATGATTCCATACTGTCTCCAGACGGGGCAGGGCATAAGCCCCGCCCCGACGTTCAGTCGTTACTAGGCAGCGGCTTCGGTGTCGAAGTCTTCCACGACAATGCGCAGCTTGCCGTTGTAGGCATTGGCAGTTTCCAGAGAAGTACCGTAGGCGATACCAGTCTGGCCGTTCAGTTCCACGCCGTTGTAGGTCAGGTTGCCGGTCACTTCGGACTTGCCGATGCCGTCAAGGATTTCCTTGTTGGCATGCTCGTGAGCCAGAGCCTGCAGGGCTTCGATAGCGGCCTGCAGCACCTTGCCCTGTTCGGCGGAAAGCACCTTGTCAACGCCGCCGGTGGTCAGGTCGTTCACGATGTCGGCCTTGGCAACCTTGTCGTCCACCAGAGCGTCAATGTTGTCCTTGTTGTCGGAGATGGCTTTGACAAGCTCGGTCAGACGGTTGAGAACGTCGTCGTTATTGTCTTCGCCGGTCAGGAAGTCATTGACCACGGTCTGCAGGGAAGAAAGGTCGTCCTGCAGCTTTTTGATGTCGCCGGTCTGGAGAGCGTCCAGAGCGGAATCGATCATGCCGTTGATCTGCTCCGCAGTATGGTGGATGGTGACATCCTGCATGTGCTGCGCAGCAGTCTTTTTGGTCGTTTTGTCGAATACGTCCTCGGCGTAGAACGACTGTTTGTTGCCAGCTTCGTCAAAAAAGCGATGAAGTTTGATCATGGCCATCGGTAAAAACTCCGTTGTTAAAGGGTTACGGATTGGTAGTCCCGGCATCGTCCGGCACTACGAACTCCTCGATCTGAATGGTGAGGGCCGCGTTTTTCGGGGCCATTTCACCAGGTTCAGCAATGGATATGGGCGCAACAGTTACCCCACTTGGTAACTTCACGCCTTCTGGCGGGAGGATCTCTGCAGCAGTCCCCCCGGAGCCGCCGCCTCCTCCGCCATTTCCAGTGTCGTCACCGCCCAGTGCATGGATGAGTTCCAGCTTGGTCACACGGTCAGACAACCTGAAAAACTGTGTGGAAAGGTCAGCTACAGCCGCCTGCGTCTGGGTGTAGCCTTCCAGTTTGTCGGCAAAGCTCTCGGCTTTCTCAGCCGCAGCTTCAGCACGGTCTGCCCGTAGATAGGCAAGGCTGGATTGCTTGCTGGCTGTCTCGGCATCTGCGGCCGCCGTCTTGGCTGCCTCAGCCGCTACATCCTCGCTGGCCGCCGCATTGGCCGCGTGCTGCTTTGCTTCCGCCGCATGCTGTTCGGCTTCCTTGGTCGCCAGGTCTACGGCCTCGGTAATGATCTCAGGCACAAGGACCTGTATGGCTACTTCCTTGACAGCAGCCTCGGCATCATCCCGAATGCTCTCGACGTATTCCTTGTCCTGAGCCACAGCCTGCTGTGCGGCCACGGCCATTTCAGCGCTCTGCTTGGCAAGGTCCGCACTGGCATCAGCCGCTTTTGCCGCTTCCTGTGCAGCTTTGGCACTGCCAGCAGCGTACTCGGCATTCTGCTGTGACATGTCAGCAGCGGCTTCTGCCCGCTGTGCGGCGCTTTCCGCACACTGCTGGGCAGTCTCGGCCTTTCTGGCAGCTTCAAGGGCTTCGTCTCTGTGTGTTACCAGTTCCTGCGCAGCGGCTTCGGCACGGTCCGCACAAGCACACGCCTTTGCAGCAGAGTTCTGGGCAGAGGCCGCCGAACAGCCCGCACGCTTGGCCGCACTCTCAGCCCGCTCTGTCAGGTTGAGGAAATCTTCCTCATACTGGCCGGCCACTTCCCGCAGGTCTTCCAGAGCGGTGTCTCTGGCGTCTTCCACGGCATGGACGGCATTGGCTCCAGCCTCGTTGATGGACGACAGAGCGTCTGTACGGGCCTGCGTAAGCTCGGCTGTTATCTCGTCCAGAGCCTCGCCACTGCGCTTTTCGATGGCCGCCAGACTGACAGATTCCTGTTCACGGACGCAGCGTGTCGCGTCCGCTACAAGGCGCTGTGCGGTCTTTTCCGTCTGGTCGATGACAGTGTTCTGGAAATGGCTGATGGTGTCGTTGAGGCCGTCAGTCAGGCTCTGAGCCCGTCTGGCCTGCGCCTCGGCATTGCTTTCCGCAGCTTGGGCAGCTTCCTTGGCAGCTTCGGCCTGATTGACTTGCGTCTGCACCTGAGACAGCACGGACTGTGCGGCCTGGGCTTCACTGCGTGCAGCAGCGGCCGCGTCAGCAGCCTGAGCCGCGTATCCGGCAACTTCGTCAGGCAGCAGTGCACCGGCTGGCAGGGGCTCACGCGGCACGAGGTCCAGTATGTCCATGAGGTTACAGTCCTCATTGGGCACAAAGACATTTTGCCGTATGGGCCGCATGGGGGCCGGAGGCGGGCTTTGCCGTGTGGGACAACCGCAGGCATGGCCGCTTGTGGCCGGGAAGCTGATATGTACGTGATACACTGAGCCTTCATAGCCCAGCGCATTGGGGAAAACCTTCATCACACAGCGCCCGGAAACGTCCGTAACGCCGACCACCTCACGCGGAACGATCAGCCCCTGATACTTGTCAGGGCTGCACAACCGCATCTTTATGACTGCGCCCGCACAGGGATTGCCCTGCTGATCATTTATCTGCGCTGTTACATTAACAAGAGGCAGGTTGCTCATATTCGCTCCTACCATTTGGACATGGCGCGGATACGCGCCCGTGCCACACCCAGATTGAATTGTTCCAGGGCAATCTGTGCTCCTGCCCCGTCACTCCATTCCACCTTGTGGCCTGTCATGGCCTTGAGCCGTGCCTGTGCGCCGTAGGCCAGCACATCCCCCCAGGCATCGATGATGCTTTCAGGCAGATGGTCCGCCGTCCGTGCGGGTCGCAGGCTCGCGTCCACAAAGGCCGCCACATCACGGGGCATGGTCTCACGCAGACAAATGATATCCCCTTCAACCCTGTACTCGTCCTCGTGCAGCTTTCTGTCTTCCAGCCACACACCAAGCACCAGATGCAGACGTGCTTCACGCGGCATCTGCAGCACTATTTCCGATTCGCCCTTACCGACCACGCTTTCCAGCCGTACACGCCATACAGCGGCCTGCTCACAGAACTCCTTGGCCGCCATCATGAGGGCGTCCAGCACCATGCTCCGGGGGCAGGGCAGCACAAGAGGCATGACCTGTCGCACAAGCACTTCCAGCGATTCCATGCGTCCGTGCATCATGGCTTACCCCACACTGTTCTTTGCCTTGGGCATGGTCACATCTACCTGCGTCTTGGCGCTGATCTGCGCTGTAAAGAGCTGCATGTGGTACGCGGCCTTGCTGGCATTGCTGCTTTCGTTGTCACCTGCCAGCACAGAGGCCAGCATATGGTGCACAAGGGCCTGCCCGTAGTCGTCGGCTATGCCTATGGGCTGTTCCGGGTCCGTGATCTTTTTTGGAGAGGCGTAGTAGGTAGCCTCCACAAAAACATCCACGTCCTCGGGTACGGGAGGGCTCACGTAATAGATGTCGGGGTTTGTGGCGCGGTCATAGGCAAAGTTCTCGACGCGCCTGCCCGGACGGGAATAATCCGCCCATGCCAGCAGCACGTCAGCCTGAGCCGATATGATGCTTGCGCCCGGCCTGTCGCCGTCCTGCCCCATGTTACGAACGAGCTCACAGAAGCCCGTAGCGTCGCGGCTGGCTCCATGGATACGCTTATTGGGGATACGTTGCCGCATGCCCGGTTCAAGGCGTATCACCTCAGTCACTGCACAGCAGTCGGGGCGCTGCAGGGCCACAGCACGCAGGGCAGCGTTCAGAAAGTCGAGCAGCCCCACTCGACCCTCGTCAGCTTCCCACGGCCAGCGGGATTCAAGTCCCGGCTCCAGGTCCTGCAGCGCGCCCGACACCAGGCGCATGACGTCAGCCGCCAGCAGCATGGCTAAACGTCCTCTGCCTTGGCGTCCTTTGCCGCCGGTTCGACGGTAAAGGAGAAACGCTGGACTTTCTTGAACTCCGTCTGCACCTGTCCGTTGGGCAGACGCTTGATGACGGCCTTCTGGTACGCGGCATCACTGAGAGCCTTGGCTACAGATACAGGCACAAGCGCCCGCTTGTCTCTGAGGATGCGGAAGGCACAGCCATTAACCCCGACGGTCACAGCAGAGCTGTCATTGCCGCTGGAGTTGATGGTCAGCCAGACCTTTTCCTGCTCTTTGAGCTGGTCCACAGCCGCCCGCTCCTGTTTTGCAGCAGCGGCTTCTATTCTGGCGCTAGCGCCCTCCAGAGCCTTCTCAGCCTGGCTGGCCCTGCTCTCTGCCGCTGCAAGCTGGCTCTTGAGGGCTTCCATTTCGGCTGCAGTCTCCTGTGTCTGCTGTACCTGATTCTTGTTATCAGCCATGTCTTACCTCCATCATCACAGCCTAGAGACGGCCACTTCCAGGCGGACCATCCACAGATCGTACAGAATCTCGGCCGTGCGGTATGCCTTCCAGCCAAGAGAGCCACGCTGACCAAGCGGGTCTCCACCACGCGGGACGTTGGGCTGCAGGGCCATGATGCCAACAGGGGAATTGCCTCTGCCTCTCTGGGCCGCGAACGGGGTCACGCCAAAGGCGTCCTTGCCGCAGATGAGGATGGGATAGACGTCAGCACACGCGCCGTCGTCGCTTTCCACGGGCGTACCGGCTGCAGGGGCAGCGCCGGCAGAGAGGAAGATATCCATCAGGGTCGTGCCCACATAACGCACGTCTTCCACCTTGCCGATCTCACCGGGGATATCGTTGCGGGAGCCGTATTCTTCCGGCGGACGGAAACCGGGCATGTTGCGGATGTCGGATTCCAGGTCCGTGTGGACGAAAGCCACATAGGAAGGCGCAACGGGTGTCGTGCCGAAATTGGGGCTGGCAGAGATCATTTCCTGCGTTTTTCTGGCAAGCTGGCGCTTGAGAGCGCGAGTTGCACGACGCTGCAGGGTCAGGGTGAGCGGCATGTTCACGCCGTCACGGCTGGTAGCCAGCACGCCGCCAGTTTCACCGGCATACATGACGTTGGTCCCGGCCATGAGCTTGTTGATAACCACACGCTCCAGCATGATGGCAGACTGCTCGCTCAGGATGTCACTGAACTCGGACCACAGCGGGTCTTCGTGCGTGTCGGCCAGCACGTCGGTGATCTCGATATAATCGCCGTACTGTTCCAGCTCGGCATCCACATCACGATACGTTGGCTTGGATGCAGCCGGGGTCACACCTTCGATGAGGACCTTGGGGTTGTTGTCCAGGGGCTCATACCCGCGAAAGCGGATGATCTTGCCGCTCCCTCTGGGGATAGGCTTGTTCTGGCCCCAGCGAGACACAACGATGTGGGGCTGGCCGCGCTTCAGAAGGTCGGCGACGACGTAGCCTGCTGTTCTGGGGCTGATGTCGCCAGTGGAAGTCAAAGGAGGCATATTACTCCCTACCTGTAGGACGACAGGGCAGCATCAAGCCCGGCATCGAAGTCGTCCCTGTCTCCGACGCCGGTAGGCGCGACAGGTGCGCCTCGTCCGGGCACAGCGAGCGCGGCAGTCGGGTCAGGCCTCTTGCTGGTCTGCTTTGCGGCTGCTTTTTCACGCTCAAAAGTTCTGATGAGGTTGCAGACGTCGCGGGGGTCGCGGCCGTGCTGCGCGATCTGCATGAGGGCTTCGCCTTCGGCGTAGGACTTGGAGCGGATCCAGGTCAGGATGTCCTGCTGGTACTGCGCGTATTCCGCCTTGCGGTTGGGGTCGTTGCAGAGGGCGAAATATTCGGGCACTTCGTTCCGAATGACGTCGCGGAAGTAGGCGTTGTGCTGGTCGATGACGCGCTGATGGGCAGCGGCCTCTTCACGCTTGGCAGCTTCCACAGCCGCATTGCGACGGGAGAAAATGAGCTCTGCCCTGTCCTCTGCCGCATACTTTCCGCCATCCTCCAGCCGGGCGCGGATGCCTTCGCCTTCGGGGCTGTCTTCCATGGCAAGGTCAGCGGCTGCGGGGTTGATCTTGCGCAGTTCCTCCAGCTCACCGGCTATGTGCTCGGGCACGACCTCAAGGCGCTTGGGGGCTTCAGGCTGAGGCTGAGGCTGTGCCTGCGGTGTGCTTGGGGGTTGCGTGTCGTCAGGAGGCAGCGGCTGTTCCGGGATTTCAGGAGCCCGAAAACGGGGCTGGATAAGCCAGGGCTGCTTTTCAGTTTGTGCAGCAGAAGGTACGGGAGGAGTCTGCTCTGCAGGGTCTTCCCGGGAGGTATCAGGATCGCCCTGCAGTCCTTCCTGTGCCTCCTGCTGCTGCTCGAGCTGGTCGTCACCTTCGCCATGGCTGTCCCCGAAGGCTTCGTCCAGGGCTTGAGCAAATTCCTGTTCGTCCTGCTGTTCCTGAGTGAGCTGCTGGTCAGCCTGCTGCTGATCCACTTGCTGATCTACGTGCTGCTGGCTCATAGAATCTCCGTGCGGTTTGCGCTGCTGCGCGTGAGCTGGTCCAGGATCTCCCGCGCCTGCTGGGCGCGTCCCTGAGACCGAAAAAGCTGGTCCTGAGTGCAGGCAGATTCCATTTCCTCGTGAGCGAGGGAGAGCTTGGCTTCCATGAGGGCGCACACGGCGCTGAGAGCTGGCTTGCCAAGGAAGAAGAGGTCGCGCAGGGCTGCGGCTTCCGCGTTCATGGCGTTGCTACGCATCGGGGCCTCCGGGCTGGGGCTGTTGGGGCTGGGAAGGAGGAAGCGCCTGCTCTGGAACAGGGGCCTGTCCCTGGAGCTGGGCGAGAAGGATGAGAATCTGCTGGTTGATCTGCTCAGGGGTCATGCCCTGGGCCTGAAGCTGCTGGGTGAGAGCCTTCACATTGGCCTGCGCGGCCATCTGCTGCTGCTCGAGCTGATGCCTGTCGGCTTCTTCTTCCGTGAAGAGGATCCGCTCCACTGGCAGGTCGGTCTGCTCGAGAGCGACCTCCAGAAGGCCACGCTTGTTGATGTGGACAGCGAGGGAAGGGTCAGCCAGGTAGGACAGGATCAGGGGTATCTGCTGGGCACGTACTTCCTTGGCGATGAGTGACTGAGAGCCGGAAGCGACGATCTCAAAGTCTCCCTTGCAGTCCTCGCGCCCCGACCACTGCATGTTCCAGCGGTACATGGCGCGGATGAAGGGGCCGACCACACAGTCATCAAAGAGCTTGATGTGGTCCTTGAGCAGGATGTTGGAAGCGCCCATGAGCATGGACAGCCCGGAGGCTGTTTTGCCCGCCCCTGCCACATTGCCGTCACCGGCATTGAAGCGAGGGGTAGAAATCTCGTCGCCCACATTGTTCCAGAAGGTTTGGAGGGCCATGTTCTCGTTGATGTTCGAGGGCACGACCACGGCCTGGAAGGCCTGAGACATGTTCAGCCCGGCGCGGTCGAAGCGGAACATCTTGCGGGACATGGCCGCATTGACATCCGCAGCGTCCTGGGCACTCAGGGCCTGCATGTTGAAAGCAAGGATGGGCGTAGCGGATACCGCTGCATTGTCCTGCATGGCGCGGACAGCGGCATTGATGGCAGACTGTGGGTGGCGGAGAAGCGAGGGGATGCCTTCCGGCCAGAACGTACTGTCGTCCCGTTCGTAGGGATACCAGTAGTACGGGATATCCACGCCTTCGAGCGGGTTGACCATGGCCTTGATGACCGTGTTGTCACCGATCATCCAGACGTTGGAGCTGTATACTTCTGTATACCTGTCGCTGCTGATGTCAGCACCGGCGTCAGCCAGCTCCTTGCCGGTAAGAAAACCCCAGCGCTCCCAGACGCGATACCGCTTGACGAGAGTAGGCGTGCCCGTGCTGTCCTCGTCCAGATTCCGCAACTGCGCTTCCCACGATTCAAGGCTGGCATCGCCTTCGTCATGGTCCCGTAGATGCTTTTCTATGGCTGCACGGTCGAAGCCGGGGAAGGTCCGCAGTTCCTTGACGTCCTTGTCGGACATGAGGTGACACTGCCAGACATAGCGCAGATCTTCCGGCGTGCGGGCGTCAGGGTCAGGGAAGACGTCCCAGATGCTGACAGCCTCGTGATAGGGCCGGAGCTCTTCTGCATGGATCTCTTCGCGCCAGAAGGTCTGGCCACTGAAGTCTCTCTGGGATACGAAGCGCTTGAGCTGTACCTTTTCGACAAGGGGGCCTTTGAGTATGCCCATGCCGTACACACAAGCGTCATGGACCACGGAACGACAGTTCTGTGCCCATGCAGGGCGGCGCATGCCATTGGCATTGGACTCCTTGAGCTGGTCATCGATGAGCGTTTCCATGCGCTGGGCACGCTCTGTCGCCACACGCTGCCTGTTCTCGGGCGTGTCTATCTGGGCGATGGCCTGCTGATAGGCGTCGGCTGTCAGCTTCTGGATGGCCAGTTCATCCGGGATGATGTTCTGGGCGGCCATCTGCTGCATGAGCGGCATGAGGATGGCCTGCATGGCGGCGTTGATTTCTTCCGCCATGTCCTGCGCCAGCATGTCCTGCGGGATGGAAGGGTCCGGCGTAGCGTTGATAGCCCAGTTCTTGGAGCGCTGCGGGAAGAGCAGGTCCATCAGCCGGGCGATCATGGTATTGGTCTTGGCAGTCGTGTACCGATAAAAGACCTGCGACCGCTGGTTTTCCTTGAGGCGCTTACGTATGGAGGGGCTGTACGTACCCTTGTACTGTCTCAGGTCCTCCAGCCAGCGCAGTTCGTAGGCGCTGCGGGCCTTCTGAGCTTCTGCAAGTTCTGCGTTGAGCTTGAAGCCCAGGGCCTGACGGTCGATAGGAGGGCGCTGTTCCTGTACAGGCTGTGTGGGCTGCACGCCCTGCTGCTGAGGGATGACAGGCAGCATGCTCACTGCCGTACCCTCGCTTCGAGGTGTGCCAGACGGCGTTCATGGTCTTCGTGTTTTTCGAAGAGCCTGGCATGGGAGCGTTCGTTGTTCTCCCTGTCCGCAAAACGGCTGATGCAGTCCTCACGATGGATGATGAGACTGTCGACCTTTTCCGAGAGGCGTCTGACGCCGTAGCCAACGACGGCTAAGAGGATGGTCCACATAGCGCCGATGACAGCCATGAGGATTTGCGTTGTATCCATCACAGCCCCTCGAACATGGTCTTGAATGTCTTGGCTGCCAGGTCGAAGATCTTTTCAGCGGCTATGTAGGGGGAGCCGATGTACTCAGGCAGGATGGCGTGTGCCAGCATCCAGACAACGAGCAGGCCGAATGCGCCCACGACGAAATATTGGAAGAGGTACTTGGGGCTGATCCTGCCTTTGGCGAAGGCGCGGGCTTCTATGAGTTCCTTTTCCGCCTCCAGCTCTTCAGCCTTGGCAGAGAACGAACCGATCTTGGTGAAGACAGTCTTTGCCCACGGCAGTATCTTGGTCAGGAAAGAGAACATTACTTGCCCTCCCTCAGACCCTGCAGACAAAGGTCGGATTCGGTTTGACGTCGCTTGACGAGCCCTGGCAGTTCTTTGCCACCGGCCTTGCGGTAGATTTGGGATATGCGGCGACAAGCGCCGGGCCAGTCGCCAGCATTGGCAAGACGGGCTACGGAAGATGTGCAAAAGCCATGGGTCCCGACGTTGTAGGCCATAGAGACCATGGCGGCCTTGACTTTGTCGGGTTGGCTGGACAGCTCAGGGATGCACTGGAGGATGGGGGCTGCGTGATTGAGCACCTGCCGATTCAGAGATTCGACACATTGCTCAGTCGTGTATGTGGCTCCGGGGGTGACGTCGTAGGTGTCGCCAAAGCATTTGGTCCAGATACCGACAGGGTCCCTGTAGGCTTCCGGCACATAGCCTTCATAGTCGGCCACCTGCTCGACAGTCATCTGCGCAGCACCTGCACCCAGAAGGGCCACAAGAGCAGCGCTTGCAATTAGGAGTGGTTTCTTTTGATATCTGATTCGGGCCACAAAAAACGCTCCCCGTTTTGCGAGGAGCGTAGCGTGTGGTTTTTGGCGGGTATGAGCAGGTTAGGGGCTGCTCTGGGGCTGGTGGGGGGCTGGTGGGGGGATTGACATGTTTTGTTAATTCGGGTCGTTTTTGGATTGACGCTCACGCCACAGCTGCAAACGCATGGCTTCAGCGCTGTACCGCACACGACTGCCGTCCCCTTCTGTGGCTATGGGAGCTCCGGCTGAGAGCCACAGTTTCACCTGGCGTTCACCGACACAGAACCGCCTGCATATGGCCGCCATGCTGGGAAGTATCTCAGGCTGGTAGATAACGGCATCATTCATCTCAATATCCTCCTATGGCGTCGGCATGTCCGCCCGGTTGCATGGCTCCGTAACTCCACTCGTGCATGGGATTGCAGTCGATAGCTTCCACTGCCCAGCACAGAGCGCAGACGCCGGGCCACTTGTCCATGCGGGGTTCTGTGGTCTGCTGCTGTGCGGTTGACGCCTGGCTCACCTCAGATGGCAGGCTGGACGACGGGCCGAAAAAGATGGTCTTGGCTCCCACGAGACGGGTCTGCAGGAGGGAGAGATAGTACGTCAGCATGCCCGTGCCCTTACCGCGCCACTGTATGGGCGGCTCGTACCGCAAGGGATATCTGCGCTGGGCACGCCGCTGGTCGTTCTCCACGTCGATAAGCATGCTCCTGGCATCATCATCCGGCGTTATGATACGGGGCACATGGTTCTGACGCATGAGCCGTTCCGCATCATGTATGAGCTCCGCCGGATTGTGGGAGCGTACCTCGTCCAGCAGGTGTATGTGACGAGCCTCGCCGATGACTGTGGGCTTGTGCCGAAGCTCACCAAGGACGACTATCGCGCCCGCTATGGGTTCCATGGGCCACGCCAGCGCGAGCACCGCACGTCTAAACTGCTGATCTATGGCATTGACGTAATAGGGTTCGCCTGAGATGCCGTCTACGAGACGTCTGAGCATATATGTCAACTCCAATCGACACCGGCAAGCATACCGCCGCCGGGCATGAGTAAGGTATCAATGGCATCGACGACCGTATCTACCTGGTCGTCGTGCAGATGTGTCATGGCCGGGGAGAAGGATGTCATCTCAGCAAGGAGAGCATCCGCCCACGGCGCATGGTTTGGGATGTAGACGCGGCCACTGGCCACATAGGGCAGGACGTCATTGGCCCGGCTGACCTTATCCCGACTGCGCTGTACCGCTATGACGGGTATGGAGGTCTGTGCCTTGAGAGTCTGTATGAGCCCTGTACCACTGGCCTTGTCTTCGATATGGAAGCCCGTGAAGCGCACGGGGTTACTTATCCTGTGGGGCTGATGGCGTGACCAGAAGGCTTGAGCGTGCTCCAGCAGAGCCGGAGCCGTCCATTTTCCTCTGTCCACGTCCATGATGTAGATGTCCTTGCCGTCTGTCCCAGCGTAGAGCAGGACGGAGAAGTCGTTCCTCTCCCCGTCCTTCATGGCTGTGTCTGCGAAGATACCGACCGCTGTGAGCGCTGGGGCTGCGTCGTACCGCTGGAAGTGCTCCCGCTTGAACATGGCCCCGCCTGCTGGCGTCGGGTCCTGCATGTACTGGGCAGAGAAGGCGAATGGGTCTATCTCCTGCATCTGCCTGGCGTTTTCCTCCGAGAACGTCTCCGGCCAGAGCATTTGACCTGCATCGTCCATGACCGGGATGGAGAGGACGTGCCAGAGGTCCTTTTCGACGGAGAGCACGTGCCCGACGAGATCCATCTCGTGCAGGCGTTGCATAATGAGAAGCACGGGAGTGTGGGCTGAGTTGCGACGGCTGTAGAGAGCCTGCGAATACCATGTGTTACACTTCTCACGACGTATCGTGAGAGCATCCATAGCCACCAGCGGATCATCGATGACGATCCCACCACCAAACTCCCGTCGTTTCCTTCCTGCACCAAAACCCGTGAGCGAGCCTTCCGTGCCCACGCCATAGACCGCACCTCCTGCTGTTGTTCGGAAGTAGTTTTGCTTGTCCTTCCCGGATGCCACGCCCACATAGGGCGCTGCTGTCCGATACCAGTCCGAGGCGCAGCACTCTTTGATAGCTAGGGTCTGGGCTATGGCCAGCGTGGCGGAGTATGATGTGTAAATCCACTCCGAGTCGGGGAAACACATGAGGCCCCACGCCACAAGGTCTCTGGCTATGTACGTCTTGCCATGTCTGGGAGGGATGCAGATAGCCAGGTTCCGCCGTCCGTTGGGCAGCCGTCCTTCAACCCACATGGCAACGTGCCGGAAGATTTTCTTGTGGAAAGGCTGGATCACTCTTGGCTGGTGGGTCAGAAAACCATGTGCCAAAAAGAACTCTTCAAGAGTTGGCAGTCGTCGATCTTCAGTTCCCACGCCGCTTACCCTGTGTATATGCAATGGCTTCTTCTTCAGTTCTCAACCCTAGCTCATGTGGGTCAACGCCTTCATGCCTCATAAAAAACTCCATCCATGCAGTAGGATGTGTGTTTGACTTTAGCATCTTCCCAGACGGAGCTGTTGACGGCCAATGGAGTGTACCGCCATCATGCTCGTAAGGTTGAGGCACTACTCCTTCGGCCCACGCCCCACGCAGATCGTAGTCTGCATTTGGGCCTGTCAGATCCGCATAGAGCTGTTCGTCTGTAAGGTTTTCGCCTCCCAATAGAGCATACTCTTTGATTTGCCCGAACCACGGCGAAGCCATGATGTACGCCTTAAACTTTGCCTCATCTTCCGGGGAGAGTTGAGTTGGCTCCCATTTTTCTTGTTTATGAGCAGCCAGCTCTTCATACCACTCTGCCATTTTATCCCCCCCCTGCTTCGATAGCTTGTGATCTGCGCACCAGCTCAGCCAGGGCATCACGCGGACTGAGGGCCTGTATCTGAGCCTGCCCCTGCTGTTGGGCCTGATTGACATTGACGGTAGTTTCTGAGGCGGTCTTGGGCTGTACAGGTGCGATATTCCTGCGTACACGAGAGAGCGTTTCCACGTCATCCGGGCTTTCTGTGGCAGCAAGAAGGGCTATGGCCTTACGCCCCAGAGCGACGTCCAGTTCAGCCAGTATACCCTCCGCCCGCAGTCGTTCACGGGCTACTTTGTCGATAGTCATCTGCTCAACTTTGGAAAATTGCGAACTTTCCTCGTCAATGTTCGCAATTTCTTTCAAAGCGCTAACTTTGCGTTCGACCAGGTGCGAACTTTTCCCCTGAATCCAGGCTTCAGCCCTGGCTTTTTTGCCGACGGCCACATCGCTGACTCCGAACTTTCTGGCGACCTCTCGGATAGAGATGCCTCTGACCTCGTAGTCGGCTCTGACCTTTTCCCACTGAGCTGCAGAGAGACGTGCCATGCTAGCCTCCTTCCTCCACGATGTGCTCCCCGATGATGTAGCGCAGGCAGCAGATAGCGGTATCTGTAGCCTCTGATTTTTGACGCTCAGGGCTTTCTTTGAGCACAGCCTGTTCCAGCTCGTGGAACTCTTCGCCGATGACCCCAAGAGCCTGATAGGGGCCATATGCGTGCTCAGGCCAGGGGTGTTTCTGGCGTGCAATGTGGAGGCGTTCGGCCAGGTAAAAGATCAGATCTCTGCCCTTGTGGATATCGCCGTTGCCGAAGATGTGGCAGGCCTGGACGTAGGACATGCCGGACAGGGCCGTGTGAGATGTGTTCATTTTTGCCTCCCTTCGCCGATGACACGCACAGTCACTGCCCACATGCCGCATTCTGCGTAGACCTTTTCGCAGACCATACGCACGACCTGCTTGTCGTCATGCCAGAAGTGCATACGGGTCATGGAGTCCTTGAGCTGCTTTGTCACGTTGTCGAGGTCTGGTTTTACCGTTGGGCGAATTTTGCCACATAACATGGCCTCTCGTTGACGTTTCGTTACAGACGATGGAACGGGTAGGCTTGCCACGAATTGGAGCTCTAAGGCCCCTTCCAGGGCCATTTTGGGCACATGTGGCATCAGCATCGCTTCCAAGGTGCGTTCATTGGCCTTTTGCGAGCCTGACTTGTAGGCCCGATGGATGCCTGAGTGTGTCGTCATGTGACGGGGGCGCTGTTGTGCCGTTGGAGTGCAGTGCAGCTCGAAGCATAGTCCTGTGGGGACGTCTTCCTTGCACTTGCACTGCATGCACATGAGATCTCCGTCCAGAGCCTGCGGGCAGGAGAGCCCGAGGCATTTATTATTAACCTGCATTTCTTATAAACCCCTGACAAGAATTGTATTTGCCGCAGCTATCTTCTTTACACATAATCAAAAGCTGCATGCTAAATATGGTATAAGAATGCTCATCGTCTTCGTCTGGAGTTTTTTCATCAATAGTGTTCTTCAATGCTCTCGCAAGAATTGGTCCCCATTCTTCATTATCATCATTGCACAGCGTTGCAGATAAATTTGCGAGCACATACGGACAAATCTGAGCCATTATATCATCTCCTTTATGAAATCAAAGAGTTTTGCAAGCAGGCTTAACACACAGAGAGAAAGTACAGCGCCGAATGTCCCTCCAGCAAAAAAGGTAAATCCAGTCCAGAATATTGACGCCTGCGGAATTTCAACTTCTCGCGTCCATCTGGTGATGGTCCTGTTCACAGTCGTTTCTATGTTTTGCTTACCAGTTTGCTGTGTCATCGTATCGTCGTTGGTCAGCATTGTATTCCTCCACCTGTCGCAGATGGTCGCGACGTGGTCCATTGTTATTGCCTATGGCTGCCCTGATAGTCGGTGACAGATGGCGCGGAGCCTTAGGTGCAAAGGGGTCCGATAGCAGGTAGCCTGCATTCAGGGCCTGTTGTCGGCTCCAGGACTGCATGTGCGCCTGATCCGGCCTGTTATTGCAGCGGCACTTGAAATACCAGCGTTTGCCGGTCACATCCCAAGCCCAGAACATGCCGGGGTTGTCGGGGTCGCAGTCTCTGCAGCGCTGTGTGTTTTCCCTGGCCTTGAGCTGGGGGTAGCGTTCCAGGTATTCGGGCCAGATGACGCGCTTGAGCTCACGCCCGAGGTTGACTGGCAGCGCCGTGTAGTCTTCGAGGCGCTCCTTGGCGAAGTCGAAGAACCCGTCTGGCAGGCTCTCCACACGCTGCCATACGGCCTTGAGGGCAGCCGGGGAAGGTTGAGCCTTGGAGAAACAGGCATACACGGCCTGCATCCAGTTTGCGAATTGCAGCTTGTCCATGTCTTGCCCCCTAGTTCATGGCCAGAAAGGCCGCTGTGTTGGCGTCAGATTCGCGTTCCTGCCAGGACTTGACGCGTTCCCCTTCCCGCCGGTCGTACTTGCCCTCGAGCGTTTTGAGAAAATTCTCGGGCCTGATGAGCCATGCGAGGTCAGCCCTGAAGACTTTGCCGTCCCGTGCTGTCACCTGGCCCATGAGCCATGGGCAGTCCCTGACGCGGAGGAAGAAGCGATTCCACCAGGCGAGGCCGCCTTGCTTGTCGCCGTAGTCGTGTTTTGCAAGCCGTTCTCGCCATCGGGCCTGCAGGTGGCCCTTGCGAGTTTCGCTCATGCTATCCACGCGGGGGAGTTCCGGGAGCGTTGCGTGATAAAGCTCGACGATCTCCCCGTGAGGGCAAGGGGGGGGCGAAGCCCTTTGGGCAGGGAGCGGCGGAGCCTCCTGGGCAGGGGTCGGCGCAGTGACGCCGACAACCTCCCCGCTAGGGGAGGTAATATTAAAACTTTCTTGTTCTTGTTCTTGTTCTTGTTCTTGTTCTTGTTTATAGCTAGGCTTTGCTAGAGTTTGCTTACCTTTGCTAGAGTTTGCTACATTTTGCTTGTCTTTGCTTTCATCAGGTTCAGCCTGCTCTGTCTCGCTGTCGCCGACTGGCTCCTGCTTGGCATTGGCAGTCTTTGCCATCCCGCCCTTTCTGCCCGCTTCACGCCTGTTCTGGCTTTTGGTCTGAGCTGCCTCAAAGATGGGGCGCATGAGCTCAAACATGCAGGCTACAACAGGATCGGAAAGATCCACGTCTTCTCCGGCATGGAAGTCTCTGCATGCCCTCAGCACCTTCATGGCAGTTTCTGGAGGCAGGTGGAGTAAGGCGTCTGCCTGATTCAAATACAAGAAAAAACCCTTGCTATCGCCGCTGTTGTCTGGCATACTTCCCTCCGTAGGATATCTGTGCCCGGTGGCTGTTCACCTGGCCATGAAGCCCCTGCTCTCCCTGCGGGGGCTTCGCCTTTTCTGGCTCAGCACTCAGTATATCCACATCCCGTCAGTACGAGCGCCATAGGTCTCTTTGCGCTTCTCGCGGCACTCGATGCACCAGTAGTTGCCTGAGGTGAGGTTGTTGCAGCCCTTTGTGTGGCAGCGCGTCTCACGCTCGAGGCCGAACTTTTTCTGCAGGGCAGTTGGCGCAAAGTGCCGTGCCTTACTCTCCTCGGCTTTCTTTGCCTGCTTTTCTGCCTGGCGACAGAGGAAGCACTTGTCGTACTTGTTCCCATTGACGCGCCCGCCGCATGCCGGACATTTCTTGGCTGTCGATTGCTTCATATGGCTATTACCTTATCCTTCTGGTTGGCCGGAGGTGTTTGCCTCCGGCCAGTGCTCCGCGTATCGTGCTGTTGCCACACAAACACTTTCACGCAGGAGATTTGCTATGTCCGAGATTCCCTTTCCTTCTTTCTCGTCTGACGAAAGCGCCGTGCAGCTTGCCGGGATGTTGACGGCCGCTGCCTGCTCGATGCTTCAGTACGACAACAGGCAGGCTGCTGTTGAAGATGCTCGTCGCATTTTCCGCATGCAGTATGAGTTTGTTCTGTCTGGTCAGTGGCAGGGACCCCGGAAGGGAATGTTTGATGATGCAAATATGCTTTGATCAGGCGTAGCTCACCGAGGATGGCGAACTGAAGGTCTTTCCAGCTCCAGCTTTCGCCATTCCTCGAACGCGTAGCTTTGCAATTAGGGCAATAAAAAAGCCGCCGGATTTCCTCTCCCAGTCTCATTATCCTTTCCATCTCGCGCCCACAGCTTGGGCACAGTGGTAGATTCTTCTTACTCATACTTCCCCCATAAACACCACGCCGCAATGGCGTAGATGACAAAAACAAACACACATATCATGACATCAATCACGATTATCTCCACGTATTGTCATGGTTTTCATGCGTAAAACAACAGCAAACCATTGTTTTACCGACACTCTTGGAGAGTTTTGTTATCTTCCATACGTAGCCGATGCACATAGTCAACGCGTTCCACGATAGGAAGGGCAAGAGTTATGCAGACACGCAGGAGTTCAGAGACTTCCATGTCCGCCTCCGCAGCGATGCGCCGCAGGGTCAAGGCCTCATACTCAGAGACCTTGAAAGAGAGCGTCTGCTCACGCTTGGGAGCCATGCTCGCCGCCTGCTGGCATGGGGAACTCACAGCCGTAGACAAACGGCCAGAGTTTGATCATGGGCTTGATCCCCAGACCTCTGGTCCCGCTCAAAAAGCGGGAAATCAGAGGCTGGTTAACACCGCACATGCGGGATATCTCGACTTGAGAAAGCCCCGTTGCTGCCTGGCGAGCCATAAAGTCAGATCGGAAAGTTTCAGTATTCATGATTCTAGTTTATTCCCTAGGGAATAATTTGGCAATAGGTTGAATGGATAAAAAAATTATGCCAATAGGAATATTACGCTAAAGGAGGCTTCCAATGCAGGCAGGAACAGAAGTAACCAGTTCTGTCAGTGACATCGATTTGATCAGGAATGCTATGATTGACGCCAGCAAAAGGGGCGTAACTCAGGCCGATATGAGCAAGGCTACCGGCATACCTCAGTCCACAATCAGTAAAATCATAAATGGACACCGGTCCACCTTGCAGGGACCCAAATGGATTACACTGGTCAGCTTCTTGAAAGGCGTAACGACTTTGCCGCTGCCATATATTGCGGAGGGGTTACTTGGAGCGCTGCAAGATATGATGGCTACAGATTGCCTTTTTATTCCCTTGCGTAAGGCAGGTGGAGGCATGGGAGGCAGCTACGATGATGGATCAAGAGAGATCGAATCCTATTTCCCTGTACGGAGAGAACAAGTTTATCGCATAGGTGCTCCTCTGAATAAATTATCTTTTGTCCACGCTCGCGGCGACTCTATGTATCCAACTATCAACGAAAGCGCTGCTGTTCTGATTGATGAGACGGATATCATCCCGGAAAACGGCAAGATTTATTATCTTCTGTTCCAGGAACGCTACCTGATTAAACGCGTTGAGGTTGACGATCAGGGGCGAATAGTTGCTCTCATTTCTGATAATGGCCCTGTACGTCGTGAAATTGGCGAACAAGAAACGGTGGAAATTATTGGACGTTGCAGGTTACAGCAGAGTGAGTTGTAGGGGTTGTGTGAGGTTTACAGAAAATGCAGGGTATAAAAAATGAAAAATATAGCAATTTTAATATGTATTTTTTTACTGACTGGATGCACAAGATATTATGGAAATTATGTATTTCCTGAAAGAAAGTTTGCTGAAGACGAAAAAACCTGTGAAGATTATGCAAAATCAGGATCGACAAGTCAGCCTGTTTATATACCACAATCAACACAAGGTGGCATCCGCCCAGTTAATGCAGTTGATCAGCACGGCAATGTTTATACTGGAACGTACCATCAAGGCGGATCTCCTTATAATGATGCCATAGATTCGATGAATGCAATTTCTGGATTACTCGCTATTATTTCTGGAGAAATTCGAGAGGATGAGAGGAAACAACAATGCTTAAAAAGTCTAGGGTGGAAAAGGATAGATAAAAAACTTCATGAGAAAACGGTGGGGGGAAAAGTTCCCAAGATAGATTTTGCCTCTCAGTGTTTTGGAGCAGATATCTACGCAATGAATTACAGAACAACCAATGCCGTAAAACTTCCGATAAAAATTCCAAGAAGCATGTTTATTTCAGGGTATGCTATTATTCCAGAGTGTTATCAAGCAGTATTTGATGGCGAGTTGAGTGAAAAAATATGTTTCGATTCACCAGATATGTACAGATATATGTACTTTAGATGGGAAGGTAATAAATGTATAGACAAGAATCGAAAAGAAAATGAAAGACTTGAATATATGCACAAGACTGCGAGGGAGAGGATTCCTGAATTTTATGCTTTAAGATACGATCCAGAGAGGCAGGATGAGTTTAAGGACTACATGTCTAAATTGAAGGATTGGGCAAGCAGCAAAAGCGGAAAAACAAAGGAAAAATATTTAAAACTTATTAAAACAGCTTTTGATGTAGATCAATTTTGTAGTATGATTATAAAGTGTAAAGAGGAGACTGGGTTGTATCCTGCAAAGGTAGATCTCGCAGCAAGAGCTCTACAGTTTGTCGAGGAGGGGAAAAAGAAAGAAATAAATAAGCCTACCGATGAAGAACTTTAAGAAAGGATGTTTACATGAAAAGATTTGCAGCTTTGTTTTTATTGGCTTCTTTTCTCTATCCCAGCCACACTAACGCCTGGACAGGACAAGACGCCGACACGGGCGACGAGGTAGAAATACACAAGGGCAATCTTGTTCGACGCGGAAAAACAATAGAAATATATGACGTGGAACAGGATGAATACCATGAGGTAGAGGTTGAGAGTATTCGCCGCGTGGGCAATGTTGTTGAAGTCGAAGTGTACGACCCCGAGAAGGACGAGAGCCGTACACTGGAAATGGAGGGCAGATAACGCCTAGCCCGCGACATTATGATGTAGGGAGGGTGGGCAGCCGCAACCAGGCCGGGGAAACCCGGCTTTTTTTGTTTTTAATTATTTATGATAAAAAATTATTTTTTATCATTTTTTATTTGACAAAAATATGGGCAAGGCGTACTGTCTACTCAACGCAACGGGGCACAGCCCCAAGAAAAGGAGACAGACCATGACAGCTACTATCTACCTCATGAATCCCCACACCGGCAGCGTAGCTCCTGAAGCGGAATGGATGGCTGATTTTGAGAGCATGACCGCTGAAGAGTGGGGCGGCGAACGCTTTGAAGATGCTGGTCTAATAGAGGTGATAAGGGATCGTGAGGGAAACTGGACAGAAAGGAGGTAGGCATGACCGACACCGAGCAAAAACCCCGGCGCGGCCGCCCGCCGAAAACGCAAGGCGGCCTTGACATCCAAGTGGCCACAAGCCTGAGCCAGCAGCAGTATGCACGGCTCATGGCCCACCTGGAGACCAGCGGCGAAACGCAGGCAAGCTTCATCCGCCGCGTCATCCTCGCAGCCCTGCCGCAGAACTGATGCACGGGGCCGGTTGCCCGGCCCTCTATTTTCCATTCATAGAAGGCCTCCAGTTTTCAGAATTATCCATGTCCCGCACAGGATAACAGCGACAGCTATCACCAGCGTTATTACCGCCATTGCTAGAGTGATGCGATGCTGCACCTCAGATACCTGATAGATAGACGCTATCTCTCTTCTGTGCCTTACCCATTGCTCTAGAAGGCTTTCCGGCGGCATGCCCGGCATGCCTGCCCCTCCGCTCCTCAGCCCTGTCCGCCTGCGCTTCCCGTAGATCGCCGCAATCTTCCGTACCTTCATGGGACCTCCTGTAGCCGCATTTTCGCCTATGTGACAATCCTTCTTTATCAACAATTATTCCGAAGGGAAACTTTTTTATTGACTTTAATTCCAAATGGAATATCCTGTAATCACCAACGGCGGGGAAGGCCGGGAACGGAGCCTACGGGCCAGAGTACCACAAGCACCCCTGCCAGAGGCCTTCACCTGGAGCTGACCCAGAGGCCCGAACGACGCTGAGAGCTATACGCTGGAGGCGGACCAGTAGGAAACCGCGAGGAGGGCTCAGACGGTGGAAGAGGATGAGCAAAACATGCCGCAACGGGTCGGCGGGCCAGGGGTGGAGTGCGTGATTGGTGAGCGCATGTAGCACCCGAAAAAGCCGGAAGGCATACAAAGGCGTGACGAGCGCTGGGCGGCAAAGGGTTTACAGTGGATCCTGCAACAAAACTGTCGAATTTTATCTTGCTTTCAACCTTCCGCCACACTGTATGGTGGAAGGTATGAGATCAGGATTTCGCGCCATGCTGACCATTTTAACCGTGTGGTTAAGATGGTTTGCAAAACAAAGTGTTACCGGCATGCCTGCCCCGATATGGTGGACAAGCTTTACAGGCATCTCGGTTGCCGGGCCACATTGGGTGGCCCGGTATCAATGTTGCCACGGGGCTTTAGTGATCACATGAGGAAAAGGGCTCCGTGGCAGGCCGGGTCACATCGGGTGGCCCGGTTCCAAATTTCTGCAGGGGGCCGGAGGCGTTGGGCTTCCGGCCTTTTTGTTTCTGATTCTGACAAGTTGTTTCCAAAACGGAAACAACTTGGATTGAACCAGAAATTTCAAGGAGGCTTTCTAATGACTACCTACGTTGTGCGTTCCTGGGCTGAAGGTGATGAACAGACCACCACAGAGATGGAATATTTTGGCAGTCTTCAGGCTGCTCGTGCCTACATTGAGGAGATTCAACGGGATGGCTACAGCGGCGAGCTGCTGATGCTGCTCGACGAGTTTCAGGGCGAGGAGCAGCAGGACGGCGACTATTACTTTGACCCTTGCGCATATAACGGCGTTCGGCCCGGGATCGATTGTCCGGTGTTTGTCTGATCATGGGACAGGCCGTGGTGGGGCCGGGCGTGGCATGGCCGGGCTAGGACAGGCAGGGAACACGGCGCGACAAGGCGAGGCGGGGCAGGGCAAGGAACATGGAACAAGGCAATATCATCTATCATGATGGAGAAATGAATGGAAAAACAAACCGTATTCTTTGGAGGTCTGCCGACTGAGCCGGACGTCAAGACTTTGGAAGCCCTATTCCCTTCCGGTGAACTCACCCCGGGAAAGTTCATAAGCTACGAAAGCTTAGAACAGGCGATTTCGGTCTCTCAAAAGACACACAGGTTCAAAACAGTAGTCCGCCGCTGGCGTGTGCGGCTTGAAAGAGACTTTGGGATCATAACGGGCTGTCGCACAGGGGAAGGTGTAGTCGTCTTGGACGACAGTGCCAAGCTCAAATTGGCGACGGACAAGATGACCTCGGCATCCAGATACAGCAGACGCAGTGTGCAAGTCGCTGCACGGGTCAATGTTGCCAATCTGGACGAAAGCCAGAGGGCACAAATCACTAAGCTGGAGCGGCGCGGCGCAGCTATCTTTGCCATATCAGCAGGTAAGCGTGACCTTGAACTTCCACAAATATGACCGAGGTGAATCATGAAACAGTATGCAGTTACCCTTACCGGCTTAACTCCCTTACTCCTGCATAGGGACAATCTCTCTTTCAGCGAGGCCGTCAAAGCCTGGCAAGTCGACCCGCAAAACAAGGAGTTCAGCACAGCAGGCGATGACCGCTCCCCTGCATGGACATGGATAGGCTGTCTGTATTCTGACGGCAAGCACATAGGCATGGATAGTGACAACATCATGACTATGCTCAGAGAGGGCGGTGCAAAACTGAAAACCGGGAAAGGCCAGGAAACGTACAAAAAACAGACACAGTACGGCATTGTCGTGGACCAGATACAGGCGGACATGTTTGTCAGAGGCAAGCAGATTCCTGTTGAAGCCATCAATGCCCTGGTGGGCAACATGAATTTTGAAGAACATGAGGCCTTTGCCCTGAACAGCGGCTTCGAGCTTTTTGTCAAACGGGCAAAGATACAAAGTAAAAAGCATGTCCGTGTCCGTCCTCTGTTTCGAGATTGGGTATTGCAGTTTAGCATAACCGTCATCGACGAAGAGCAGTCCGGCATAACTCAGTCAGTCCTGCAACGTATCCTGGACCTTGCAGGCGGCATGTGCGGCCTTGGCGACTGGCGGCCATCAAGCAAGACGCCGGGCAGTTTCGGGAAATTCTCATCTGTTATTGAGGCTATCTAGGAACGTGGCCGTGCTGGGCCGGACAAGGCGGGGCTTGGCTGGGAACAAGGCAGGGTCCGGCGGGGCGCGGCTTGGCCGGGCACGGCTGGGGACAGGGCAAGACTTGGCGAGGCAGGGCCAGGCGGGGAAAACAGGGAGGGCTACGGCCCTCCCTTTGAATTTATTGGGGCAGGCTATGAAAGGCATACTGACAACTCTTGCGGCTTCTGCCGCTATATTCGGGCTGTTTGGGCTGGTGCAGACCATCGAATACCGAGACCTTGAAGCACGTTATCATGCTGACCTTGTACGGGCAGAGGCATTGGCACTTGAGAATGAACGCCTACGCTGGGACTTGGGCGAGGCCAGAAGGCAGCGCTGGGACTTCTCACACTTTACCGGCAACCTGCCTTCGGACGTACAGGACATCGTACACAAAGAAGCTGTCCGGCAGGGCATTGATCCTGCCCTTGTGATGGCCGTCATTGCTCAGGAAAGCGGCGGCCGCAAGGATGCCAGGAGCAAGGTCGGTGCGCTCGGGCTGATGCAGTTGATGCCCGCCACGGCCAAGGATCTGAAGGTTGACCCTCAGTGCCCCAAGCAGAACGTCAAGGGCGGCGTGCGCTATCTGAAGCGCCTCATAGCCAAGTACGGAGATATTGAGCTGGCGCTACAGGCTTACAACTGGGGGCCTGCGAATTTGGATGCCTATTTGTCCACCGGTAAAGGCAAGCGCGGTCAGGATATGCCTGAAGAGACCCGCAAGTATGCGGACGGCGTCCTGAATAGAATTGTCCGCGTTGACCTGCTGGCGCAATTGTGAGGCCCCTATGAGCACACCCATAACTATCCGTGCATCTTCATTATCTGAACTCTTTGACTGCCCTGCTCGATGGGAGGCCAAATACGTCCGCAATATGCGCTTGCCTCGTAGTGCTGCAGCGCAGCTTGGAACAGCCGTCCATGCCGGAACGTCTCTGTACGATCAGAGCAGGCTGGACGGGAATCCGCTCACGCCTGATGAAGCGGCCGGAGCTGTAGTGGATGCGGTGTATCGACCAGAAGAAGATGTGGACTGGGGCGATGAAAGCCCCAAGGAGGCTGAGGCCATCGGCATTGCCCTGCACAAGCGATACTGCAAAGAGATCGCACCAAAGCAGGACTATGTGGCCGTTGAAGCCTTGTGCGAAAGCCTGGAGATAACCGACCTTGGCATCTCTCTGACTGGTACAACCGACCGAATTTTTCGTACAGTTGACGGCTTTGGCATTGCCGACATCAAAACAGGCAAAACAGCCGTCGCCGCAGACGGCACTGTCAAAACAGCAGGGCACGCTGCACAGCTCGGCGTCTATGAGCTGCTGGCAGGGGCTGCCCTTGGGTGTACGATCGATGCTCCTGCCCAGATCATCGGCTTGCAGGTAGCCAAGACTGCACGCGGGCAACGCGCAGGCATGGCCTCAGTCCACAATGCACGCGAATTACTGATAGGCGATGAACTTTCGCCGGGGCTGCTCCAGATGGCCGCAGACTTGCTGCATGCCGGAAGATTCTTTGGCAACTGCCGTTCACAACTCTGCACACCTAAATTTTGCCCGGCGCATACGACATGCCGGTGGAGGAAATGACATGGCACAGACAAATTTGGCCGAACTCCGTGGCCCCAAGAATGACCCTGCTGTCCGCGCAGGCTTTGATACACTGGGCGGCTTTGAATTGATACAGCGTACCGCAAAACTGTTCGCTTCGTCTAACATTGTCCCCACATCATTCCAGGGTAATATTGCAAACTGTGTAATTGCAGTAGATATGGCACTCCGCATGGGAGCCAATCCATTAATGGTGTGCCAACATTTATACGTCATTCATGGCCGCCCCGCATGGTCTGCGCAGTTCATGATCGCCACCTTCAACCAGAACGGAAAGTACAGCGCTTTGCGCTACTACTTCGAAGGCAAGCCTGGCACTGACGAGTGGGGATGCCGAGCCTGGACCGTCGAAAAAGATACCAAGGAGAAACTCGAGGGGCCGCTGATCACCATTGGGCTTGCCAAGAAAGAAGGCTGGTACAACAAAAACGGCTCCAAGTGGCAGAGCATGCCGGAGCTCATGCTGCGTTACCGTGCAGCAGCATGGCTTATACGCACATATGCACCTGAGATAGCTATGGGCCTGCAGTCCGTCGAAGAAGTCATAGACACTTTTGACATGGAGCAGGCCAGCATCGGAACTTATACGGTAACGTCGTCTGAGATACTTTCTCAGAAGCAGGCCGTAGAGGAAGAACCCGTCTTCGACGTAGCCCCTGAAGAGCCATCTCCAGCCCCGGATAGTGAACCTTCACCGCGCTCCAGCTTCGTTATCACCTGCCCCAAGAATGGGCAGCAGGTGGATGAAATCGACTGCTCAGGCAAGCCGTGCCGCAACGGCTGCCCTGAGTTTGAATAGACTTCCCTGATAACCAGAACCTCCAGCCCGTGCCCGTCCGGCAAAAGACGGGCTAATCATGCATGAAACATAAAATTGAAATGCTCAAAAAGGCGTATAAAAAATATTGCGAGTCATACGAGTTTGAGCCTGGCGATATTATCCAGTGGAAGCCACTTGTACGGCCTGCAGGATATAACCGTATAGGGCCTTATCTTGTAATGAAAGTAGAAGACCCTGAAGAAGATCCTAGCTGCCACTTTAAAGAAAAACATCTTGTTGTCGCCATAATAGACGATAAGGGCAGATTTGATACTTTTTGCCTACAAGCATGCTACTTTGAACCCGTAGATGAAGAGGACCGGGCGGCGTTGTAGCCCGGCTTTGTTTGTTCGTAACTTGCTTTGCACAAAAGGAGAAAGAGAAATGGGATACGAAAACACACCCGAAGATTTGCGCAAGGCCTACAAATCCTTCAACACCAAACATGCGCTCACGCCCGGCATGCTGGTGCGCTGGAAGGAAGGCATGTGCACAAACGGAAGAAAAGGCCCCTTTGTTGTAATTGAAGTCGGGAATAATGACATGGGAGTATGGGGAGGGGATCTGATTATTGGATATATAGATAATGATGGTGACTTCATGTTGTCCGCCGAGGACAGCCGCTATTTTGAGCCCATGACCGACGCCATGAGCACCTAGGTAGCAGATGACTCCAGGGCGACTGTGACCATGCGCCTGACAAAGAATAGTAAAGAAAAGGAGAAAAGCAAATGACTGTAATGTGTTGTTCCCTTGAAGACGCCTTACACCCCTACATCGGGGTGAAGATGATCTATGCCGTCCCTATGACCTTTGGGGAGTATCAGAAGCACAAAGGGAGGGAGTGTCCCGAAGAAGGTGCTGGCGCTCAGGGCTATCTTGTCCGCTACCATCCAGACAACTATGAAAGCTGGTCTCCGAAGGCCGTTTTTGAATCGGCCTATTTCCGTATTGATGTTCCCCACAAGCTCATGCAGAGCGATATTGACCGCTTTGTAAAACTGTCGCCGTCCATCGAAGCCACAGACATTCCGCCTAAAACAACGATGGTTCATGTCAAGATGCCAAATGGTTGGGATGAGTATGAGACATCATCCTGCGTTGAGCCTGAGAATTACGACAAGAGCCTCGGTACAGAAATAGCCTTGTCCAACATCAAAAACAGGCTCTGGAAACACCTGGGCTTTGTCTTGCAATGGGCAAGGCATGGGCTGGTGTATAAAGAAGAGAAATAGCCTCCCCTCCGACTTGCCGGGAGCATGGCTCCTGGCAGGGACTGAGCGGAGGAACAAAAGTGGAGGCAATCCATGTCTGACCCGCGCAAGCCCATCGTAAGTATTTTGCTCAAAAAGTCGGGCAAAACGACACAAATAAATCTATACGACTTTGCCGAGTTTTCAGGGCAATTTGATGATGACATCGGCCTGTACCGCGTACGCATCAACGGTAGATGGCACAGCCCTGCAGGAAAGTACACGCCTTTCAGCCCGAAGGCCGTATCCCACCTGGTTGAGCAGGTCCTCTTGGAAGAGCCTGAAAAGCCCATTCCCAAGGGTCTCAGGCGATCCGTGCGCGTCTTTGCACACTGGGAGCCAGAGCACGACGACGACCCGGGCTGCGGCACGGCCTGGACGCTATCTCCGCCATTCGTGAGTGTGGATGGCCGGTGGTATATCTGGATAGATGGCCCTCGCATGGTTCGGTGTGACGACGTGCGGGTTTTAACACAACAGGAAAACATCACCCTCAATAGAGAAGCCAATGAGCGAACCAGCACTACCCTGTCCATACTGCAAGGGCACAAACAGAGCCTTTCTTGAAGGCAAAACCCTAACAGGAATCAGGTATCGCCTTACATGCGAAGACTGCAAAGTAACAGGGCCTCTTAAACAGTCCAAGGCTGAGGCTATCAAAGGCTGGAATGACATGCAGCAAGGAGGCCGAAAAGATGCGCCTGAAGTGGACAAACAAGCCCCCTAACAGAACAGGGATATACTGGCTCAAAGACAAGTATACATCTGCAATGATCTGTCAAGTTAAATGTTCTAAAAAAGGAACCTGCCTCAGCTTCATAGGCAATTCACATACCTATGCCATTAGCTCAACTTTTACTGACGCTCTATGGGCAGGGCCAATACCAATGCCGAAGGAGTAAGTTATGGCATTGATGGATTATCGATGGTGCGACATATGCGGCAACAAATGTTTCTATGATTCAGTCCTGGACATAGAAGCATTGAAAGAAGGTGTGGGAGCCAGCATTGTATTATGCAAAGAATGTTCTAAAACATATGAAATTGTCGTCCGTCGAAAGAAAAGTGGACGCATAAAATTTATCGTTGATGATAAAATAGCAGACTGGAATGGATCATATTATATTGACTGGCTATATAAAAAGGGCAATCCATGAGAACCCTCGATGACCTAAAGTTCATCCTGCGTAAAGACATCTGCACATGGTGTCCCTTGGGCGCAAAAGACGAACCCTGTACACGCGAAGAACGCGGGGAGGGTGATGCCATGTGCCAGAAGGCAAAGGATAATCGGGCGGAACATATCTGGGAGACATTCTGCAAAAAGGATTAGCAAGTGAAGCCAACTACAGCATTGGTCATGATCAATATAGGCCGATATACTGCGGTTTCAGTAATGACAATCTGCGCATACTTTATGGGTATCAATAAGGTAGATGGGTATATTACTTTAATTTGTTTGGCATCTGTGATTGCATTGTTTGGTGGAATGGAAATGAAAAGCAGGGATGTGGTAAGATGCCCTCAGTGCAAACATGTCTTTAAGTGTACTGACAATGATATAGTAGGCGAAACGAGAGAGGTTAAGTGAGTAATGGCCGATAAGACACAAGCAGAATCCAAGCTGTCAGAAATTGCTGCCCTGCTTGCCGAAAAAGAAACGGTCATCAGGAAGATGGCAGCACTCGACAGGCGTATAGCTGAACTGGCAGGCTATGATAATGGCGAAAAGCGCAAGCCTGCCAAGAAAACAATATCCCGCGACCTCTTCAGGGCAGCGTGCCTTTAGGACACTTCCATGAGCGTACACAAGACATCCAACCGTAATAGCTGGTTCAGCAAATGGCGTGAAGACGGCAAGGAAAAGCGCAAGTATTTCAAAACTGAGCAAGAAGCTCATGCCTTTGAAGCTGAACGCGCCCAGGCTGCTGTCGATGAGGAAGACCGCCTGAGTTTGGGTGAACTCGTGATGCTCTTTTTCCGCAGTCGCCCCGATTACCACAGAGACACCAAACGAAAAATTATCAGCTTCCTCGCCGGATCGGAAAAAGGTGGCAAACATATAGATGGTGCCGGTGAATTTCTGCGAAACAAGTATGCGGAAAGCCTGAATCGTAAAGACCTTGAACGCATGCGCGAAAATTTGCGAGCACAAGGCAGCAGTCCGACTACTATCAATAAGTATCAAGCATACGTCCGAGCAATCTTGGCTTGGGGTGTGGATCAAGATTTGATCCATATCAACCCCTGGCGCGACTACAAACGCCTTAAAACGGTCAAACATGTCGTGCAGGCCAATGTCAGCGATCTGCAACGACTTTACCCATGCCTCCCCTCCTACCTGCAGTGGGCCGTGAAAACGGCCTTTTTTTTGGCTCTGCGTCCTGGGGATGTAGAGCTTTGGAGCCTAACGTGGAGCGCCTTCAACTGGCGACGTGGGCTTGTGGTTGTAAGGCAGGGCAAAACAGGAATGCTCAAGACTGTGGTCCCTCACCCCAGCTATATGGCCGAAGCTCAGGAGCGCTTCAAGGCTGACATGGCTGCTGGCATACCGCTTGTCTGCCATCGTGGTGATGGACGTAAGGTTCTGAGCATTCGTACTGCATGGAACACAGCATGCAAAAGGGCAGGAGTTAAGTTGCGTCCATACGACATCCGGCATATAGCAGCAACGGAGATGCTTGCTCGCGGCGCAGACCTCGCTGCAGTGGCAGCACAGCTTGGTCACAGCAACGTCGCCACAACTGGAGCCACATACGCGCATGTCACGGCAGGAAGCCAAGCCAGAGCCGCATCCCTCATGCCGGGTATAGGTGGTGACACAGATGGTGATACAGTGGTGATACAAAAACCAGAAAAAAGGGGTCACGTTTTACCGTAACCCCTTGAAATTACTGGTGCCGAGGGACAGAATTGAACTGCCGACACGGGGATTTTCAGTCCTCAGAAATGTTAAATAATTTCAAATAGTTATATACACATGTATCACCATACCGTGGTGATACAGTAACTAGCCCCTCCAGCAGGGGCTTTTCTTTTGCCCGGAGAAACAATGACATCGGATAGCCCAAATTTTCTGTCTGGACCACGGTTTGTGATCCCGCCGGAATGGATTGAGAAACACAAAGGAGACAAAATGAAACATCAATTCAAACCTTGGCAGCCTGTGGTAGTGCGGGGTTCTGATGATGGAAGATGGAGAGCTGATTTTTTCTCCTATTATAATGAAGAGGCTTCTGTTCGTCCCTTTATGTGTACAAGCGGTATCCGCTACAAATACTGCCTCCCCGCAGAAGGCAACGAGCACTTGGTCGGAACAAAGGTTAACCCTACGCCGCCGGAGCCAAAATTCAATTTTGGTGACATGGTAGAGGTTCGGGACGCAGAAGGCAACCAGTGGAAGAAAGCACGCTTTATAGCATACTTGAGAGGGCCATACCCTTATTATGTGTTCTTTGAGAGAGAAGACAGCATTGAGCTTTTCAAATATTGCCGCCATGCAAAACAGGAGGGGTAATAACATGGAACACAAGTTCGAACTACATCAGCCAGTATTGGTACGGGACAATGACCATGATATATGGACAGCAAGCTTTTTTAGCCATTACGACGAAGGCAAGATTCTCTTTCCTTTTGTTTGTGTGTGTGGATCATATAAACAATGCATCCCCGCAGCAGGGAATGCGCACCTTGTCGGCACACGAGACAATCCTGAACGCGAATTTAATTTAGGGGATGTAGTGGAAGTCCGTGACGATAATGACCAGGAGTGGCTAACTGCTCGTTTTATTTACAAATACAAAGACGACCAAAGACGCCCTCAATACTTAGCATTTTCCGAAGAATATAAAATTGCTGTTTATTATAATCAATGCCGCCATGCTACAAGCAAAGACCTTGCCGAAACAACTGAACAGGAAGGATAATAACATGGAACATCAATTCAAGCCGTTTGATAAGATTATTGTTCGGGATTCTAAGGAAGATACCTGGAAGTGTGAATTTTTTAGTTTTTACGAAAAAAATTCGGCCTACCATTATGTTGGCGTTGGGGATAGTTATGAATATTGCCTCCCCTACGAAGGCAACGAGCACCTAGTCGGCACAACTAATTCGCCTACTCCGCCTGAACCTGAATTTAAGTTTGGGGATAAGGTGGAGGTTCTATTATTTGACACATGGGTTCGTGGCATCTTTTTGTGCAAGATAAATAATACATGTCCATATCGAGTTGTGACGATAGAAGAAGTCGAGGAAGATAAAAAAGAAAGAAATAATATCAAACATTATTTCAAGCACTGTCGCCATGCAGACTGGTAGGAGTAGATGATGAAGGAAAAAATACTTGATATAGCAGAGGTTAGGGACATACCTACTGACAAGTATACACGCGCAGATGGTTTCAAGATAGTCACCACAAAGCGAACACTGCAAATACTTATCGACAACGTGCAGTCCTGCTGCGAAAATTGGGGGTATATACATACCCCTGACAATGTTAATCACATCATTGGCGCAGAACTGTATGGATTGAAAAATGTCAGCACGGAAATTGCAGATAAAAAGTTAAAAAGTCTAAATTTGTATGAACCTGATACTTATGCACAGTTTATCACACTCTTTACTAGCAAAGGCGAGGTGACATTTACGGTGTATAACGAACATAACGGATTCTACTCGCACGGAGCATATATTATTGAAAATGGAGTTATTACAAAAGAGGCTTCCCTCTGATGAAAACATCAAACGAAAAACAGAAAGAAAATTGGGAATGCCTGCTAAATTTTTGCGCCGACTTTAATACTGTCGCACCGTTGGTAATGATTGGGTTTTCTAAAAAAGACGCAAGAGCGCTAGTCAATCTCCTTCGCCGAAAAGCAGCAGAGGACCGCAAAAAACTTTATGCAAAGCTCTCTCAGGAAAATGCAGATGTTAAGGATTGGCTTATTGACGCTCAGTCAGAAGAAGCAAGGATGAAGATATGCTGACACAAGATATGGAGAAAGATTGGATGAAAAGCCGTGGCATTAAGGCCCAAGGATGGACAGAACAGGAAAAGAAATGGATTGAGGATAGGCAGAAACTTTACTATCCGGCAGCTTGTGTGCGTATATTAGAAAGTCAATGGAGTCTTAATCAGGAAGATTGTGAATGCTGCTTTTACTATACACGTCAGGTTTGCTTTTGCCCTCTCTCACCTAACTACAAAGATGCCGCTGAATTTGAAGCTAGGGTAGCCGTAGAGGCTATTAATCTTTCTTCTGCTGATGTCCCTTGCGCTCATGGCATGCAATCTTTTTGGGAAACATCCTGTCCTCTTAGGAATACAAAAATATACAAAGACGGCAAGCTGGTTGACTTCCAAGAAGAAGGCTGCGGCGAATGGTGTTTGTTGCGTATGGCCCGCATTGAAGTTGAAAGAGATATGGAGGCAGAATAATGCCGACATCTGATATGGAGAAAGGCTGGATGGAAAGCCGTGGCATCAAAGACCAAGGATGGACAGAGCAAGAAGGGGTGTTTCGTGAGGATACTGTTTTGGAAAAAACCGTTATTGGCCCGGCAGAGCTTTATTGTGCCGATTGTTTCGAGGTATTGCCGCTTTTATCCGGCATTGACCTTGTGCTGACAGACATGCCCTATAACAGCACGCCCAATGCCTGGGATCGTCTGCCTGACCTCCCTCGCCTCTGGCGGGGCATTGAGCGTGCTGTCTGTAAGCATGCGGCCATACTGCTCTTTTGTGATATGCGCCTTGCTGTCAGGCTTATCAAAAGCAATGAGCCTTTATACCGCTATGATCTTGTCTGGGAAAAAGGCATGGCAGTAGGTTTTCTGGATGCCAACAGGCGGCCGTTACGTAAACATGAGTTCATCCTCTGTTTTTCGCAGGGGCAGTCAAAATATTATCCGCAAAAATCAGAGGGCAAGCCGTGGAAAATAAAAAGCAGTGGCAAGGCATCCAACTACAAACAGGAACGCATTCCCGGGAAGAGTGACGGCGGCCGCTACCCTGTCTCTGTGCTCTCGTTTGGGACAGACAAGGAAAAGTATCATCCCACACAGAAGCCCGTGCCCCTGCTGACCTATCTGATAAAGAACTACAGCCAGGGCACAGAGACCGTGCTGGATTGCTTCATGGGGTCAGGCTCCACAGGGGTGGCAGCCATAAAGAGTGGCCGCCGTTTTGTCGGTATTGAAAAAGAAAGGAAATTTTTTGATATAGCCTGCCAGCGCATGGAAAAGGCCCTGCAGGAAAGCAGCCTGACGCGCATGGTAGAGAGTAAAAGCCAGCAGCTGGCCCTGCTGTGAGGCCGCGCCATGCCGTAAAAGAAAGCAGAAGTCAAGGGCAGTGCAGGCATGCCTGCCCCAAACGGTACAGCCGCCCGTCAAGCCCCGCGCCCGCAAGGCCGTGCGGGAAAACACGACTAATGATGAGGGAACGAAATGACTGACTGCCAGATCACTGAACCTTTTGCTGAATGTGGGCCAGTCCAAACCATGCGCCACAATGCCGACTTTTGGTACAGGTTGTGTCAACGGGAAAAGAAAAAACGTGAGCAACTTGAGCGGGAAGCCGACTGGCTGGCAAAAATACTATCAGTGACTATGGGCCATGATGATATGCCTGAAGATTGGCGCGAAGCCGCCCGTAAAGCTGTAGAGGAAGACACGAATGACAAATAGCATAGATTATATTGCCGACCAGATTCACAAGGCAAACGCTGAAAGCAACAGACAGAAACTGATAGCAGATTACCTGTCTGAGAAATGCTATATACTACACTGTGAACTCAGCAGGCGTGACAATCGGAAAGTTTTAAGCTCTGAAGATTTTTATGCAGAGGCTGAAGAAGCTGTTGATGCCCTTGCCAAGGACATAAAAGATCGATTTGCTGCATATAAGCGCAGAGAGGAAGAAAGTAAACAATTCAAGATATTCTCTCTCATCCCCAGCGGCCACTTCACACAAAACAACTCGTCACAGTATCCCATAGAGGTGGAGAAATGATCACGCCCGCAATGATATATTGGATAGGCATCCTTGACGAGGTCAAGGAGTCTTTTAGAGGAAGCACCTTAATCTTGCTGTTCTTTGCACTTTTTACAGGCTTTTTCCTAATCATTACAACGGTTGGAGCGACAGGCAATAGAGAGAACGAAGCCAAGAAGACATTCAAAAAAAGTTTCTGTATAGCAGCATGCCTGCTCTTGCTTTGCTCCTCTGTAAGTACATTTCTGCCCTCCTCCCGCCTTGCTGCTGCCATGTACATGGTCCCGGCCATTGCGAATAATGAGGATGTCCAGGCCATTGGCAGTAACAGCATTGAAGCCCTGCGCCTGCTTACAGAAGACTGGCTGCGTGACCTGGCTGATGTGAAGAAGGACAGCAAAATCAGCCAGGAGAGCAGCCTGTGATGACCGACCTGCGTACACGCATTGTGTAGGGCATTGCGGCAAGAGCCTCGTATCGGAGGGGCTCTTGCTTTTTTTTACAACCTCTGTTACGGCGCGGGCTATGAAAAAATACATAAGAAAAGAGAAATGGTGGGACAAGCGTGATTTTGCCACAGCCGTGGGTGTTTCGGTAGTCATGGCACTCGGATTTTTGCAGGGATATTTTGCTCCAAGCTTATTGAGTCTTCTCTCTCATTTTGGTGGCGCTATCGTAGCGTATGTGATTATGCGATGGATCGCCATCCGTAGAGAAAGGCACGAACTGGCTGAAATAGAGGCACTGGAAAAAGAATGCGATGAAAAAATGCAGAAGATTTTTGACCTGCAGCAGAAGGCATACCTGGCAATGTCCAGACGCGAAGAAGATCGTCCTGCACAATAACCATTGACATCTGCTTCGTGCTGCCCTATACATGAGTCACGCCGCCGCAGCACAGGCAGGTTAGAGGGCCTAGTGCGCGAAGCGTTAAATGGGGATAAAGCCCCATGCAGAAGAAAGGAGCTGCATGGGGCTCTTATATTTTTAAGAAATCACGCAAAGGCCCTGTCCAGCGCATTGCGCGTCGTCTCGCTCAGTATCCCGCATATGCCGCAGCACTCCCCTGCAGGAGTGTCCAGCCCGTCACAGAATACCCTGCACCATGCGGGCTTGTCCGCATCATCTGCCAGTTCCTCACCCCGGGGCAGATGGCAGTCCATCTCTTCGATCACCCGCGCCAGTTTGAGAATCGTCAGTTTGTCCTCTGCGCTCATGCCGTAGCACTCCGCTTGCCAGACAGATAGCGCCACCAGAAGTCACGCGTGCCCCTGTCCGCCCCAAGGCCAGGCCACAGCCAGCCCCACGGGTTGAGGGGGAACGGGTATAACGGGCAAGCAACAGGGAAACAGTATGGGTAAAACATATCATTGCTCCTTCTTGAAAGGTATGAGGTTGGTATGGGATTGCCGCGCCTCAACCGGGCTTTCCGGCTTGGGCGGATAGCTGGCAAGCAGTATTGCCAGCAGTTGTGTCGCCAGTCGCTCCACCTTATCAATGCTGACAGGTACGCCAGCAGGCAGCATATTGTGTGCAAAGGGCGGGATCCTTGTCTTGATCACAGGCAGGCCGATAACCCAGCCAAGAGCCTCACCCACAGCCGTATTCAGCAGGTCGTTCGAGCTGGCATACGACTGTCGCAAGGCCTCGGCATTGCTCTGCATCCGTTCCAGCAGATCGTCCATCACGATTCCTCCTCTGTCGCAGGTTCAGGCATGGGCTCCGATTGCGGTTGTGGATGCACGACCTGCGGCTGTTGCAGGATGGCAAAGTCAGATGTCCAGTCATCGTCCTGTGGATCAGGCTCTGGTTTCGCCGTATTGTTTACACCCAGCAAGGCGTTGATGAATCGCTGTGCGATATTGTCCGCATACTCCTTGGGCTTCATCGCATAGAAAACCAGGGTACGACGGTCAACCATATTGAGTGTCTTGACCTCTACGGGCGAAGAACGGAAGGCGTAGAAGTCCTGCCGGGGAACGAGGGTCCCTACTTCAGCCGGGGATACCAGCTTGAGGAACACTATCCAGCGTTCTTCCCTCCCCTTGGGGCCATTCAGGGCAACAAGGAAGCATCCGCCACGCTCTACCGAAAGCCGGTCATAGTCCGGGCATATCTGCGCACGTGTCTGATCATACGGGTTGTATACAAGGCTCAGGTTGTCCCCTTCAAAGTCAATCGTTTCCGGGAAGGGTATCACCTGCGTTTTTATCTCTGCAGGTTTGCTGTGCATGCTATGATAAGGGGGCATTTCGACATCCTCCGTCGATTGTCGGCTATTCGTCTCCCTCACCGTGCAGCAGAGCCGCATAGAGCAGCAGTAGGGCCGCGCCGGTGTGGGTTATTTCCTTGAAAACGTCCTTGGCTTCTCGCTGTTTCAGGCTGTAGGCCGCTATGGCCTTTGCCAGCTCCTTGCTTTCCATGAGCACTATGGGAGCCAGCTCACCTTTCTCCAGGTAGGTGTTCCATGTCTGCGGAGGCTCAGAGAGCACTTGCAGCATGGTCTCCACAGCTACCGGGAGGGCGGCCATAAACTCCTTGCTCTCAGCAAGGCCGGAAAGCGCCTTGTGTATGGCCTCCAGCCCGTCGCCTTCCTCGGCATCTTCAGCCGGGTCGTCTTCGTCGTCGTCCTCGTCATCCTCTGGCTTGGACTTCTTCTTTTTCTTCTTGCCCTTCTTCTCTGCATGCTCTTCCAGAGCTTCCTGCAGGTCTTCCAGTTTGCTCTCCATGCCTTTCAGCATCTTGAGCACCATCTTCAGAGCGCCGCCCTTGGGCTTCACAGCGCCCATACCCATTTCTTCATCATCTTCACCGCCACCGCCGCCGTGCATCTGCATTTCCATGTCATAGTCAGCGCCCGCACGATGCGTATAACGGCCGGTACTGTGAGACCTCCCTCGCCTGGCTTCAGCGTCATAGTCTTCATAGTCAGCAGTGAAGCCCATGGCCCTGGCCTGAGCCTGTGTCAGCGAAGGAAGCCCGGGGATAAGCATCTGCGCTTGCATCCCCGCACCGGCATTCACCGGGTACGACTGTTGCGGTCCCATTGTGTTCATGTTGCCGTTCATGCTGTTCATGGCATTCATGGCGTTCATGTTGCCGTTGGCGTTCATGTTGCCGTGATTCCCGTTATATGTAGTATGCGGTCCGTTCGGCCCTTCATACGGAGGGTACGGCCCCACATGGCTGGGATGGCTCGGAGGCGCGTTTTCACTCTTGCCCGACGGCGCAAGCATCAGCATCATTCCCATATCTTTTCTCCTTCAGGTTGTGCGGAGCGGCCGCCCGAAAGCTGGCCGCCCCACATCGGCGGAGGATGCCGAAAAGGTTACGCGGTAGGTGTCGTGCCGCCCGTAGTGGTGGTGCGGAACGCAGCCATATGGCCGATGATGCTGGATACAGCGTTGTTCAGGTCGTTGCGGCCCTGCTGGGCATAGCCAGCGGCCAGACCAGAGGCGAACTGCTGGCTTTCCAGCGAGCCGATCCTGGCTTTGGCATCGCAGAGCTTTTCCTGCAGGCGTTCTCGGTCCAGGCTGGCAATGAGAGCGCGTGTAGCTTCGCCCTCGGCGTGGATAGCGGCGCGGGTCTCGCAGCCCTGCTCGCGGATGTTGGCGTTGGTTGTGCAGCAGCAGCCGTCGATGCTGGACTTGAGGTCGTAGGTATTGCGCATGTTCTGCACTTCGGCCGCATGGGAGGCATGCAGAGTCGCGATGGTGTTGTCCTTGGCTCCCAGCTGGCCCTGCAGGGCAGTTGTCAGCACAGCAGCCTCAGTACGGCTCTGGCCCTGGGCAAGTTGAGCGCCCACGCGTTCGACGCTGGCGTTGACGCCTGCAAAGCCCTGGCAGTTGGCAGACTGCAGGCCAAAGGTCTGCAGCATGCTGTCGCGGCCGATGCTGGCAGTGTCAGTGCGCAGGCTGGACAGGCTGTCCATCAGGTACAGGCCTGGCAACACGCCGTCGTTGTTACCGTTGCAGCCGCAGCCACAGTTGCCCCGGCCGTTCCAATTGGAGCCGATAGCGCCGCCGATAGCGCCACCGATCAAAGCGCCGCCCCAGTTGCCCCAGCCACCGTTGCAGTTGCCGTTGTTGCCGGATACGTCAAAGGTAGGTACGAGACCGCTCATTCCTTCTGCCATGATAAAAACTCCTGTAATAAAAAGGTCGTGAAGGGGAAAATCCGCCTTCACGACCACAATTACACAGCAGGATTATCACTGCATCATTATGCTGTCAGACCTGTATCACTACTGACATCTATCTCAATGTGCCAGTCAATGTGTGATATGAATACATGTCTGTTGCCAGTTTGCCCACATTGCGGGCAGCGCATGCTCTGATACCTCACTTTATGCAGTGCCAGCCCTCGCCAGGTTTCCCCCGGGACGGCCGGTACGGTTTCTGTTCTGTACACGACCACTTCCGCGCCGCAGTGCGGACAGCGTTCTGCCACTTTTGCCATATGGATGCTCCTTTACGGAACATCCATCCCTTACGCCTGTGTGCCTATATACCCCATAAGGCCTGTTGTTCTGCGCCCTTCTGCAACTGCGTCGGGCTCTTGCTCCCCTGGCGTCTGCGCTGTGCCGCAGACCTGTTGATGCTCTTGGTCGGGATCTTCATGCTTTCCTTGCCTTCTTCTTCCATCCGCTTGTTCCAGGCCCTGAGCTCCTTCATCATCTCAATGCGGTACTTGCGATCCCCTGTATCGCGTGCCTTGAGTTCCATCAGCACCAGCTCATTCAGCTTGGCTGACCTGGCATCGTCCATGCGCTTGCGTGCCAGATAGGCATCGTAGCTCTTGGAGCTGCTCAGAGGCTGGAATCCCACCGCCTTGCCAAAAGCTTCAGGCAGAGACAGCGTGCGTGCTCCCTCCTGTCCGGGAGAATTGATCGGCGTCCCCTTCTTGCCGGTCTGTCCTTCAGTCGCCAGCCTGTAGGCCTGCATGGCATTGGATATGAAGGTCGGGACCAGTGTTTCCACGGCCTTCCATTCCTGCCCGTATTTCAGGTTCTCAGCCACCTTGCTGGGCTTTTCCACAAAGAGGTCATACGGTATGCCCATGAGCCCCAGTATGCTCTCATCGATGGCTTCCTTGAATGTGGTCCCGCGCTGCATACCCTCGGTAAACGGCGTTTCCATACGCATGGAGCCACCCAGGTTCACACCTGCCAGCGACGGCACACCATAGCACACCAGATCCCGTACCAGATTGCTTTCAGGCAGGATCTTACGCACATGTGCCGTCAGGTCCTCATCATCCCCTGTGGCTCCTGCAAGCAGAGCCGCGAATGTGGCATAGAACGGGAAAGCTGTCAGACCACCTAATGCAAGGTTTGCGCCAAGGTTCTTGGCAACGAACCATCGTCCTTCCTTTCCGCCATGTCTCAGAGAGTGCCACCAGAGGTTCAGCGTATTGGCAGAGAATGAACGGAACGTATATGCCGGGGAGATCACGCGTCCTACTGTCCCGCTGCGGAACATTTCCGGCATGTTGCCGCGCCCGTATTCGTAGTGCGCGTCACTCACCAGATGCGAGGCAAAGGCCATTGCCTGTTCGTGTGTTGCCTTCTGACCGGGCTTGTATCCAAACTCTCGTGTGGCCCGTTCGCTCCATTGTCCGGCTCTGGCCGCCCTGTACGCCGCCAGTGCCAGAGAACCACGGTTGAAGTGTTCGATAACGCTCATGGGCTTACCCAGCAGAGCCGTGAATTTGCTCCACGTCTTCAGCACCGGCGAACGGGATACCTGGCCGCGAAGTTCTTCCATGTACGCGTCAGTGATCACGCCTTCACCATACAGCTTGTCGAGCATAGCCTTTTCGTCGTCTGTCAGATCGCGTGCTGCAGAAAGACCCTTGCCTGTATAGCTCAGGCCTATACTGTTATACGCTGCACGCATCCATGCCTGTGCGCCACCTGTCACATAACTTTGCAGCAGCGGTACGCCCACTGTAAGATTTTGTGTCAGGTTGACCACGGCTGTCTTGATATTGCCGCCCAGATACCAGGCAAAGGCAAGGCTCTTTACGTTGCCAGCCCAGCGGTCTATCTTGTCGCTGTTCCGCAGCATGTCCTGCACATACTGCTGTGCGTAGGACCACAGCTCAGGCTTCTTTGTGGCGTCTATCTTGCCAAGACTTTCGGTAAAGTCTCTGGCAGCGTCCATTTTTGTCATCCAGCCATGCAGGCCGGATATGTAATCGTACAGCGTTGTCGCTATGTCGTCCTTCTTGAATCCGGGTATGCCGGAACGGTGGATGGCATGTGCGCCAAAACCACGGGACTTCAGGATGTCAGACACGCTGCCCAGCATGATCTGTTTGACTTCTTCGGCATGCTCGCCGTCACCCAGTTTCTTTGTAGCAGCCATGATGATCTGCTCCATGGCTTCCACGTCGACCGGCGCTCCAAGCACGTCTTCAGGCAGGGCCTTGTTTTCCACCACAGTCCATTCCGCGTCCGGGAAATCCTTTCTGTTAGCTGCAACGATTTTGGCCCATTCTTCCCGAACAGACGAGCCAAACGGCACGTCAAAGTGCTGCCGGTATACGGTCTGCGTCTTGCCTACCTTGGCTATGGCCGCATACTTGCCTTCACGCTTGTGAGGGAAGTAGTTCTGCACGCTCCCGATTTCCTTCCTGTACTGCTGAATGATGCCGTCATCGATGTCGGTCATCCGCGCCATGCGGTTGTGTGTCGTGAGGAAAGAATCGTCCAGCACCTGGCGAATCTGAGCAAAGGCCTCCTTCACACGGGCAGCCTGTGGCTGTGTGTCCAGCCATGCTTTGAACTTCTCAACGTAACGCGGGTTCAGCTCCAGGATCTCGCGCCCGTTGTCCAGTGTCTCCTTGACGCGCCATTTGTTGATGCCATGCAGCGGGCCTATCTCCTTGCCGTCCCATTCCCAAATCATTTCAGCCAGCTTGTCCACTTCCTTGGGCTTCAACCGATTCTTGTTATCCGGGTCAAAGAGCAGGGATACGGTTTCCGTTGCCCTCTTGATGGCAGAGCTGCGCTCATGCGCCCGGTCCTGCTGGCGACGGTAGATAGGATTGAACTCCTCAAACTTCTTTGCCATGTAGTGAGGCAGGGTAAAGACGCGCTCCAGAAAGCCCATGTCCTTCTTGCTGACAAGCCTGCCCATTTCCGGGTCATCCAGTATTGCCTGCACGTCCTTGTCCACACCACGGCGCATAATGCCGCGTAAACCGCGTGCAGCGGCCGATGCCGTATCAGAAAGGGAAGCAAGGGGGGCATCGAGGGGCGCAACCGGCTTGACAATATCAGCCTCAGTAAGTATCCTGCCTTCAGAAAGAGCCGACGGGAGTCTGCGCACTCTGGGCAATTGTAGCCTGTCTGTCCGCGCCCGTTCGGCAATTTCAGAAAGCCTCGCTGGGAGTTTGCGGACCTGGGGCAATTGTAGCCTGTTTGTGCGCGCCCATGCGAGGCTTTTCTTTTTGTCCTGATACAGAAGGCGTCCGTCTTCGATCTGTCTGATATACCACCCTTCATTGCCACGCCTGTAGGCACTGGCAATATCATTGACCTGGATGTTCTGACGCTCTGTGTTCAGGTGCACAGCCACCATAACAGAACGGCCCTCGTGTTTCAGCTCGGTCATCACCACAAACGAATCCGGTTGTGTTGCGGACTCAAACACCATTATGGGTTCTGCCAATGCCGCTGGGAGCTGCTTCACCACATTCCTGGGCAGATTATGGTCCTTCTTTGACGACATAATCTTTTCCAAGTTTTTTGACGTCATTGTCATTGGCAAATCCGGAGCTCCCAGCTTTCGCAGCACGTCTGGCGTAGTAGAAACATGAAGTAACGGGCGTGTGCTGGTAGCATTGACAAACTCATCAACCTGCCGTTCCCAATTCGCCATGTCCTCTTGGAGCTGATACCATGCCTGCTCCGCTTCCGCCCTATGGCTGTCGTCCAGAGATGCCAGCGCCGGTCCTTCTTCCGCAAGGAACTCCGCCGTATCGGCCGGCTTCCCGTCCAGCACATGGCCCTGCAGAGTATCCAGCAGGCGTTCCATTTGGCCCATATCCATGCGGCCGGAGCGGCCCGTAACACGCCCTATTATCGTGTTCCACCAGCGGGTCACGGCATTGACGATGTTTCTCCAGATGCTGTTCCCCTGAGTGTCCAGCAGGTTCTGTGCGCGTTGTTCTGCCGTCTGTGCCAGCAGCTCCTCCATCACAAGGATCTTGTTGGCCGCATTGCTGCGAGGGTCAACGCCGTACAGCCGGGCAACCTCTCTGATCCTGGGGTTGCTCATACCGCCCAGCTTCATGAACAGATTGTTCAGCATTATACGCCGTTCATACGGCTTGAACAGTGTCCGCAGGCCATGATGCACGAGCGTCTCATGTGCCCACACTTCGGCCGCCCGCTCCACACTGTCCAGATTCTCACTCACGATCCAGACTGTATCCGTTGCCGGGTCGTACAGGCCTTCGAGGCGTTCGCCTTCAAAGGCGTTACGCAGGTGTTCGGGAAGGTCCATGGCCTTTTCCACGACCTCGACTCTGGCCTTGTTCTGTGCCCGTTCGTTGAGATTGTTGACCACGCGGCGAACAGCGCTGATACGAGGGGGCCTACCACCTTCACGGCGTGGGGGCAGGTTCTCACCAGCCAGTGAGGCCAGGGGCGCACTCGGCTTTTCTATCACTACCATGCGCGTATTCACGCCGGTAGTTGTCGGCAAAGACGGGTCATTGAACGAGCCTTCGGGAAGTTTCTCGGAAGTCCCGCCAACTTCATCCAGCCATTCCCGGAACGCTTCGGCTTTTTTGTCCTGCCCGTTGAACGGGCCTTCGCTCATGATTGCCACAAGACGGCCGCCCGGCTTCAACAAGTCGTAGGCGTGGCGCACATGGTCCACATCCTGCCGCTTGGAAAAAGGCGGATTCATCACTATACGGTCAAAACTGGCATCATCGGCGACATCTTCCATGAAGTTGTTGCCGACAACATCGTATCCCTTTGCCTCAAGAAGCTTGCGCTTCTGCAGGTCAAGTTCAACAACCTTGGGTTCAACGCCGGTTTCACGGATACGATCTGCGATATGCCCCATACCTGCTGATGGCTCAAGCACATCCATGCCAGGCTGTATATCAGCAGCCGTAAGCATCTCCTGAACAACCGGTTCCGGTGTTGGGAAGAAGTCCAGGAATCCACGGTTCTTGATGGCGTCCCGTATCACCTCCCGTTCCATCTCCCGCAGAGCATCACGCTTCGGCATCTCAAGATGCCCTATCAGTTCACGCAATGCCGTCCTGAACTCAGGTCCTGTTTCGATACCCATGCGCTCAAGCGTTCTGCGCTCCTGCCGAGCATCCTTCAGCTGCCACGGGATCAGGTCGCTGTCCGCTCCGAGTTTGTTGAAAATCAAGTCCGCTGTTTCTGGCTTTATGGCTATCTTCTCATTCTCATCGCGCTTATCTGCCATTTTCTGCAGAGCTTCTGCGGCTCTCTTCAAACCCTTTACACCGTTCAATTTCCGGGCAAAATCCTGCCATGTTGAAGGGAACAGGCTGTACGAAGGGAACTCGGCATTCTCCACAGTCTCGGATGTGGGAGGATCATACCTGTGTTCTTCCCGCTGTTGCCAGTCGTCATACCTCGCCCTGTCCTCATTCCATTTTGCTACGCGCAAAGCCTTCAGCAGCAGCTCCACCTGTTTCTTTTCGCGCACACGGTCAAGAAAAACAGCCTTGCCATTTTCGATACTTCTGGCAATGCTGCGCATGGTTTCCGCCAACGCCTTGTCAGCCTGGGCAGCCTCATCAGCTGCAGCGGCCTGCCGCATCCGTCTGTCTGTGTTCACCTTGCGGTCAGCATTCAACTTAGCGTCCGCATTCTCTTCCAGCCGGTCAGCCATTTCGTTCAGACGCTGGACAGCAGTCTGAGAGCGGTCGTCTGCAAATGCGTCACGACGGGCCTGCATGGCTTCTTGTGCCTGGCTGCTGTCACCCTGAACAAGCTTCAGAAAGGCTTCAGCATTCTCCCGCGTCTTGAACTGGAATCCTGGGACAGCCCCACCCCCTCGATAGCTGGAGTAATAACCGTCCATCTTTTTGGCATTACTCAGCAAGGTATTGTAGTCTTCACGATCAAGACGTTCATCCAGCTGCACCACAAAAAGGTCATGCCCCTTCTTTGTGTGCTTGGTCTCTATGATCTTTCCGTTGGTTTGCTGGGATGCCGTCTGGGCTACAGGTTCCGCCTTGTCCTTCCTCCTGGAACGCGAGTTCTCTGCCAGAAGCCTGTCAAAGGTCGCCTTCTGTTCAGAAGTCAGCATGTCACGGGCTGCCATGCGGCTTTTTGCCTTGCCCTGCCGTACCTGAGCGTCAACAAAGGTCATGAAGTCCTGAAGCGTTTTGGGATTCTTCAGGGCCTCTGCTACTTCTTTATTGCGTTCCTCGGCTTCTGCCCGCTGCTTCGCCCTTTTCTTGGCATATTCAGCAAGGCTTTCGTCTGTCTGCTCATTGACTATCTTCTCTATGACAGCCTTGTGCTTGGCCTGATAGTCATCGTTAAGCCCGACAGTCACAGAAACAGATCTGCCCAAAGCAAAGCTGTTGAGCATATCCCGATACATCAGGTCTACTAGGTCGGCTTTCTTCTTTCGCTTGTGCCAATCGGCAAACAGAGGGCCGCCCATCTCGAGCAGCCGGTCTCTGGTCATCTTGTCCAGAGCGTCTTTGTACGCCTGTTCACTGTCCCGAACTTCCTGGAACTTGCCCTTGAAATCATCAAGGCTGACCTTGCCATCCTGTACACGCTCAAAGAAAGCGCGGTGATCCTCTATGATGTCGCCGGTTGCAGTCTGTGTGGGCTTGCCTTCCGGCTTGACAGCCCCTGAATCAGAAGATATATTTTCCACATCAGGCGCATTGGCGCTTTGTGAAAACGTCCCCGATTCCCCTGGTTTTGAGTTACCGGGTAAGTTTGAGGGGGCGTTTCTTTTTTGCGCAGCCTTACGTTCCGGCTTGATACCCAGATACTTTTCAGCCGCCACTTCCTGCTTTTCGCCGATGCCCATCCCCCCAGCTTCCGGGGATATTTTGGCCTGCCCTGCATATGCCGCAAAGTCTTTTACGTATTCGGCCTTCTTCAGCTTGTTCATACCCAGGAACAGCGCCTGTGCTGCCTGTGAATAGCGATCGACAGGGGGTTTACCCTTGAGCATGTCCATACGCTTCAGGAAGGTCTCAGGCAGCTTCTCGCCGCTGGCCTGGAACTCTGCCATCAGGTCAATGGCATCGCGCATATGGTCAGTGATATTCCATGCTCCGCCGATGCTTTCGGCTACCAGCAGATGAGGGATGGCCGCGTCTATCTTTGCCAGTATGGGGCCAGGCAGGGATGCAAGAGCCTCGTAGCTTCGGGCAACGCGCCCACGCAACGCCTCTTCCACAATACGTTTGCCGTCAGGGTTCAAAAGGCCGTCCGCGCCGATATATGCGTTGCGCTCCGTCTTCTGGATGACACCATCCCGTATCAGCATTTCAACGACTTTCTCAGAACCATCTTCGTCGAAATACGCACGCAGCGTATCAGCTTCAGCCAGGCCAGAAGCCAGAGCCTCCAGTGTCCTGCGGCTCAGTCTGTCGCCACGGCTCTTGCCGGATGCACGTGCATTCTTGCTGTCCGTGAATGTGTCATTGAGAGCGGCCACAAGGCTCTGACGCTCTTCGGCGTTCATGTCCCTGTCAAGACGACGCACAAGCACAGGCTGCTGCATGGCATCCACCTGTGCAGGGTCAAGCCCAAGGCTCTCCGCACGTTCGCGCAGCGCCTGCCTGTAAGCATCAGCTCGTTCAGGAAAGCGGTCGTATGCCATGCGTACAGACATGGCACGGCCATTGCCGCCAAGAACATTCCCCTGGCGGTCAATGACAGGTGCGCCGTGATTGGCGTCAACAGAATCTATCAGGAAAGCGGGGTCGAGTTTCTGAGCGTTGTCCAGGACTTTGGCCTGGCTGGCAGGTTCATCATGGTAACGCCGCTCGTTTTCCAGCTGGTAGCCGGGGTTCTTCTGGAATCCTGCTTCGGGCAGGTGAGAAGGTTGAACATCCCCGGCTTCCAGCAGCTCGTATGATACTGCCTCGTCGGCATGGTTGGGAATCTTTACTTTTGATCGCCGTCTTCCTTCCACTCCGGCATTGCTGCCAGAGCTTCGTCCAGCGCCTCCTCGGGCTGTCCGGGTCTCATCGCCAGCAGTGCGTTCAGGCGCTGTTCCGGCGTTGCCCTGGCTACGTCCGGTATCCGAACGTCCTTCTGTTCTCGCTGCTTGCTGTCCATTTCTTACCTCCACGTTACTGGGCTGTTCTGCAGGGGATTCTACCATATCCGCAGTCGGGACAGAAGCGGAAGTTTGCGGCTCAGACTGCTGCGACTGCACGCTTGCCTGGTAATCGGCGACAAGCTTTTTCAGCCGGGGCATCTCATACCCCTTTGCCTTCTTGCGCAGGTCTTCAGGCAGTTGCGCCAGCAGCTCTTTTTTCCTCTCGGCAAAGGTCTTGGGCGCGGGCTTTTCTTCCTGCGTCTGGACAGGTGCTTGCGGTGCTGGCTGGGAAGGCGCTTGTCTTGCCTGACGCACGGGAACCGGAACCTGTACAGGGGCAGGTGCAGGCATGGATTCAGGCTGTTGAGGTCTGGTATCAGGAGCAGGCTGCATGGCAATGCCTTGGATCATCCCCGGCAATGCAGGTGTGACTTCCGGCTGCATCATACCTTGCGGTGTGAATCCGCCAGACCTCATAAAAGGTTCTGGTCCCTGCACGACCTGCGGTTGCACCATGCCACGCGGTGTAAGCTCTCTGGAGCTCATAAACGGGTCAAGGCCCTGTGCGATTCTGGGGTCTGTCATCCCCTGCGGAGTAAAGCTGGAAGCCCCCATGAAGGGCGCATGCTGGTAGGGAATCTGCCGTTGCCCCAAACGGCTCGCGACCTGCTCTTCAAGGCTTGGAGCATACGGAATACGCCGCATGTCCAGCACACGATTCTGTGATGCCTGTAGAGGACTAGGGGCTGTCGGCTCCAGACCGATACCCTGTAGCATATCAACTGCTTCGCCACGATCTAACGTGGCGCTCACGGGGCTATATGTTCCGGGCTGCCGCTCTATCCCATCTATGGGCCTTATAAATTCCGCGTCCCCTGTGGGCTCGCCTGGCATTCTTCCCTGTATTGGAGACATGCCTGTTTCGCTTGTACCTGTGGGGATAGCTCCCGTACCGGGGGGGAGGGCAAGCATGGAGTTCCCTTCGGGCAATGCTTGTGCCCCAGGCCCATTTTTCTGGAACAAGAGCGGGCTGTTTCTAGCCTCTGCCATGATTTCATCGTCAGAGGTCTTCCCGTCTCTAGTGTAGCCAGCAATCACAAACCGTTCGCCATTCTCGCCTGTCGCATAGAAGCTGACTTCCGCCTGGTCCCCTTGCCGCTTGATGTCTACCAGAACATTCCCGTAGGGAGTGCCTTCAATCGTATGGGCCTTCTCAGCCTCTATCCGGGCAGCCTCTTTGGCCTTGTTCTCTTCCTCAATACGCAGGGCATCTTGATCTGCGGCTCTGTCCCTGCCTATCTTGTGCCCTATCGGCCCCATGCCAGCACCCATTACACCGCCAGCCAGGCCGCCCGCTACCATTGCATTGGGTACGCCGGACAGCGGGTCAATGGACGTGTCAGCGCGTTGCAACTGACTCTGTGTCAGGTACTCTTCAGCGCCGCTTTGCAGTGTTTCTTCTGCGGCCTCAATGGCACTCATCTTGCCCATTGAGCGCAGCATGGTCTTGCCCGTCTCGCCGCCCAGCATCTTCCCAAAGCCAGCGCCGGGGAGGCCAGCAAGAGCACCGGTGGAGAGCGCAGCCTGTCCGCCAGCCACAAGAGAAATTCTGTCCGCCAGGGCCTTGCGAGCTTCAAACGGCCCCATCTCCCTGAGCAATTCCTGATATTCTGGCGATTGCTGCAGGGTATCTTCCGGCATCTTCATGACAGCATCATGCACGTTCAAGGATGCCTGACCACCGGCAACGCCACCTTCACCAAGGGCACTGCCGACGCCCCATGCCAGAGCGCTGGACATGCCAGTCTTGATCAGACCACGCGCAATAAGCCCGCCAGCCCCCATACCCGCCACCATAGATGGCAGGGATTCAGATATGGAGCCGAACACGGCACGCGGATCGCTCCATGCCGTTCCAATGCCGTACCCATTCTGTTCATCATGCGTGATGAACTCTTTGTCCTGAGCCAGCTTCATGTCAGCGGAATAGTTCTGCCTCCGCTCCTCAGCGTTCCCTTTGAAGTAGTCCTTTGCAGCGCCAGCAAGGCCAGCCGCAGCATCTATACCCAAAGCGTCAGATGCTTGCTGTACAGCCCAAAACGGAAGAGCTGCGAGCTCATTGGCTCCGACAACAGTGGCATCCCACATGTCACCGGCAAAGCTTCCCTGCCCAATTTCTTCGGCCTGTATGGGGGACGTAGGATGTTTGGCGTTATATTCCCGTGCTTGAAGAATGCGCGGGTCCTCCTGTACAGGCCCGCCGAACTCCTGGGCAAACTGCTCGAACGGCACATTGCCGTACTTGGCACGATGCAGGTTCGATGTCAGCTCGTAGTCTGACATGTCGTTATATTCGGGGTATCTTCTGCGGTACTCTTGAAGCGTCAGCATGTGGACACCTAATTGTTATCGTTATTTAGGATAATCATCAGTCGTTATCTTCAGCGTTGGAATACATTTCGCACTTTTTCTGATTTTGCCCAATTCATGAATCTCTCATCCAGGGGGGTATATTCCCCATAGCCATCTACTGTGGACTGGAGATTACCGTAAAGGTCTACGAACGACGGGTTTGCTGTTTTTGCGCCATTCAATCCTTGTGCCGGAACTGTTCCATTGGAATTAACTTGTGGAGCTTGTACGGCTCCACCGCTAAGTCCCTGTGCAATCCCTAAATCACCATACGGATCATGTGCTCGTATATTGGCTTCATACTGCGCCAACATCTCATCACTTCTCGTTGGCCTGACTGCCTGTTCCTGAGGCACAGTATTTGTAGCTTGCTGACTGTTTGCTCCTGGAGTGGGATTGCGTATTCCATCAGGATCATTTGGCTTATATGTTCCCGCAGCCTTCGCTGCCATTCTTTTTAGAAGGCTTTCCTTTATCTTTTCTTCATCGCTATCTAGCAGTGGGGCCGATATATCAGCTTCAAGTTTTCCTGTATCAGGGTTTTTGACAACCTTAAAATATGTATCTTGATTTTTATCATATGTATATCCAGAAGCGAGCAATTCTCTGTGCAGTGCATCAGATTCGCCTTTCTTGGCTGGGCCTCGACTGAATTTTATCTTGGACGGATCAAATTTGCCGTCAGTGCCGATACCGGTTGCGCCCACAGCAGCCCCGTTCAGCCCCTGCGCTATGCCTCCACCTCCACCGCCAGCACGTCCTACACGCTTCCTTTGCTCCTTGAGCATATGGTCCAGCTCGCTGGCTGTACCTATACGATACCCCTGAGATAAAAGCTCTTCAGCCGTGAATGCGCCCTTGGATTTGCCGCTCTTCACATCAAAGGTGAGGAACTTGCCGGGTTCATTCCCAGCACCAAGCGGATTCTGCAGGACTGCCATACTGACAAGATTCCCGTTCCTGTCGAATATCGGGTTGTGTTTGCTGGGATCGTTCCACAGAGCCTTGTTACCGTCAGATGTGGCAACGCTGCCACGCGCCAGCATAAGGAAGGCTTCGCGGTTCTCTGGGGTCAACTGCATGTTCATGCCTGCCAGACGGTTCACTTCACCGCGCATTATACCATTGGTAAAATCGTACAACTGCTGTGCAGTGAGCGTCCTCCCAGTAGGTACAAACTTCCCCTGAGCTCCATTAGAGCGCATCAGCTCCGTGAACGTACCGTCCTTATTGGCCTGAATTTTCCAGGGCAGGTCATATATCTCCGAGGCAGACACCATGAGATTGCCAAACGTCTGCATATCCCCGTTCCTGAACGCCTCAAGCCCGGGAACAACCGCTGCACGCAGATTCGTATAATTGTGCTCTGCCATCTTCATGGCCCGCTCGTATTCTTCTGCACGCCCCTTTGCGGTACTGGCCCGGTCAGTCATGTACTGTGAATACGCACGTTGATGACGAAAGTCCTGAAAGTCAGGATTGCTTTCTATGGCAGTTCTTCCGCCTTCCTGGTACGCCTTGGCTATGTCATCGTAGGCATTGCGCGTAGCTACTTCGTCATACAGGTCGTACACATCGTTAGCGCCCTCAACCAGGCTGCTTATTCCAGAGCCTACAGCCTGGAACGCCCTCGCGCCCTTGTATATGTCGTCCCAGATATTGCCCTTCTGCTTGGTCGTCGTAGTCGTTTTCTTCTGCTGCGACGCCATTGCCTGTGTGGCGCTGTTCATGGCGTTCTGTGCCATCTGCGGCATATTGGAATTGGTATTGTACAGTGCCATGTCTCAGCCTCCTACACGAAGAAAGAAGAAATAGTGCCGGTAATGCCGCCCACTACAGCGCCCATAGCCGTCCCCAGAACAGGGACAACAGAGCCTACTGCAGCGCCCGCTGCAGCACCCCCGGCCGTGCCGCTCAGGTTTTTGCCTACGCCATCACCAAAAACTTCTTTTCCCAGCATGGCTCCTCCAAGGCCGCCAACCAGACCTGCACCGCCAGCCAGACCTGTAGCGCCCATAGCGCCCATGCCTCCAGCACTTGCAGCAGTCGTGCCGCTTGTCGCACCCATTGTGCTCATGCCGGACGGTGCAGCCGCTGCCATAGCGCCCTCGGCTGCTGTTGCGCCTGTAGCTGCCTGAGTAGCCGCTGTGCCTGCGGTTGCGCCTTCTGCTGCGCCTGCTGCACCAGTCAACCCCTGGCTGTACACCCCCGCCGGAAGCGATTCTGTCAGCAGACCCTCCGAGGCCGCCGCCATAGCGCCATCGCCCAACTGTGTGGCCGCTGTGCCTACCTGTGCGCCCGTATTAAGCTGAGAGCCGCCCATAAGGTTTGCCGCGCCAGACCCGGCATTTACCGCCTGAGATGCAGCATCAGGAGCACCAAAGAAGCCTTTGATCATGTTGTAGCCGTCTTGACCGGCCCCATACAGCCCCTTGCCCATGCCCCACACACTCAGGCCGCCCGTCAGTGCGTCCTTTGCCGTCATGGGGCTGGATTCATACTCCGTGCTCGGTCCCTTCTTGGTCATGTTCCCCATTGTAGAGGTAGCGCCGGACATGGCAGTCTGTGCACGCTGAAACGGGTTCTCTACGCTGAATCTTGCCATATCCCTTCTCCTACTTGCCCATGCTCAGGCCGATGCCCTGCAGTATGTTCGCTGTCGGGTTGTACTGTGCTGCTGCCTGCAGGCGTGCATAATTCTCGTTCTCCGCGCCCACTCTGGCCTGTGTCCGCGCTCCGGCTACCTGTGCCGCCTTCTGCGTGTCCATGGCCGCCAGTGTGCCCTGGAAGCGCCCGCTGTTGGGGTTCACCCCATACCGTGCATTGGCTCTCGCTGTGGCCGCCTGCGCGTCCTTCCATGCGTTATTGGCATCGGCCGTCGCCAGCGCCATACGCTCGTTCACGTCCACGCCCTCTGTGGCTGACGTCAGGAACTGCTGTGCCGCCATTGTCTGCTGCGGTAACAACTGCCGCGCTGACGTCAGTTGCTGCTTGTACAGCGCCGTCTCATAGGGCAGCATCTCCAGATTCGCCTGTGCCTGCGCTATCTCATACGGCCGGTGAAATTCCTTCCACACGTTGTAGTATTCACGCGCCCATGCCTGCTGTTCTTCCGACAGCGTTGCCATTCTGGCGTTGTACTCATAGTCGACCGTATTGGTCGTGCTGCTGCCACCGCCAGATCCGCCACATAAGGCTACAGGCCCGTCGTACTCGAACCACTCTTCTTCCAGAACCTGCCCAGTCATCATGTCAATGCGGACTTTCGTATATATCTTCATGGCTACTTCCCTTTTGCCAGACTTCCCCGCGTCGCGGCCGTCAGCACTGCGTCCTCGGTAGTCCCGCGTGCCTTGATAAAAGCACCGTTCGGGAGTACCCCGACCTTCTCAGCGCCACACAACATGGACAACCGCCATGCCAGAGACTGGCTTATCGGCGTCAACCCAAGGATGGTGTCAAACATGAATCCGTCTGCGTCCCGATAGCCAAGCATGGTCTCAAAGATGCACCGCCCAAGCGTCGCTGTCGTCCGTCTGCCCCACACACTGCGGTACAGGCAGAAGTGTCCCCTGGCTGTGCGCCCTTCAACACCGTTCAGCCATGTCACACCGGCCGGTGCATTCTCCCAGAACAGCAGGAACGGCATGGCCCCAGGCCTGCACAGATGCTGCACAAAGTCCTCTGCTGTGCGCACACTGCCGTCATAGAACGTGCTGGATACCGTGCCGTCGTCCTCCATCCGTGCAAACGCCTGATAGAGCATGGCAGCGCTCTGCTCATATTCCTTCTGCCAGTCCAGGTACGCCATACGAAAACGACTATCCGGCATTGCTCGCCCTCATTCCTGTTGCTGCCCATGTAATCTGCCCGGAAGACGTCACCGCATTCCCTTCGGCGTCCGTTCCACTGGCATACGCCCGTGCCGTAAAGCTCCAGGTCGTCCCGCTCTTGCGCAGGTTCTGGATGCCAACCTGCATACTTCCCCCCGGGGGCAGTCCTGAAAACGAAAATCCCGTCAATGCCACATCTGGCGCTCCATGCCATGCGCCAATGGAAACAGCCTGCCCATTGGCCGCTGTCCCCGCAGTACGCACCGGCAAAACCTCTGCTGCCAGCTCACTTGTGCCCACAGCTCCAGACGCTATGTGTTCAGCAGTCACAGCATTATTGGCTATCTTCTTGCCTGTCACAGCACTGTCTGCCAGCTTGGGGGCAGTTACCGAACTGTCAGCCAGTTTGTCTGTCGTAACAGCACCTGCACCCAGTTTTTTCTGAGTGACAGCCCTGTTTGCCAGCTTGTCTGTCGTCACACTCTCGTCAGCCAGAGCAGTGGAATCTACAGCACCATTACTGAACGCATTCCCCTTCAGCGCTCCAGGTGCAAGTTTCTCACTGGTAACGCTCCTGTCTGCCATCTTCTGCGTTGTCACAGAAAAGTCTGCCAAGTGCCGTGTCTGCACTGCACCGGTAATTAGTTCTTTCTTCTCAGATCCTTCACCAGCGGGAAGATTGTCGTCCGAATAACGTACGGCCTTGTTCTTCTGTGAGTTGCGTGCCAAACCTGCCAGGCTCGCCACAACCGAATGTAGACCTTGCAGGTACACCCGCATGTCACGACCGATGTTCCGGGGGATGGAAGGCAACCCGCGATCACTGCCCATACTCAAGCCCCTCGACGCTGCCGCCGATACGCACCTCGAAAATCGTTACCGTGCCTGTCAGTTCCACGCTCCAGACCTTCTCCGCCCGTGTGGTTGGCAGTCGCCGCGTCTTGCTGTCGCCGATTCTGCCAGTTGCTCTCACTCGTTCACCGTCAGGGCCATAAATCTTCACTGTCGCCATATTCCTTGGGCTCTGCTCGCCCTCGACCCTTACAGAACTCATACCAGTTAGAGCGGATAAAAAGAAAGGTTTAGAGCGCCATCGATAGGTTAAAATTTCACCTGCCTCTAATTGCCATACCCCATGGCCCTGCGGTGTGCTCACAGACACGTACACACAGTCGTCATTGCTGTGATGGTAGACATCCAGAACCTGCCAGTCTTCAGGCAGTTCCATCCACACGACATCCTTGCCGCCAAGGCTGAACAGAAAACCCTTGTTGCTCCCGTCAAAGAAGCCCACATAGCGCCCCTCATGCACCGTCCCCAGCAGCTTTTCAGGCTCCAGAGCCTGCCACTGCTCCCGCGTCCATGTCTGGGCTGTCAGCAGTTGCTGTTCGCTGCTGCTGAAGAGCATCAGGCCGTCAGGGCTGGCGTACACCACACCGCCCGGTAAGCTCGCCACAGACCTCGCCGATACGCACGACTGTTCAATGGGCAGGTACGTTATCTGCATCTGGGCAGGTTCAGCGCCCGCAACCAGGTACGGCCGCCCTGTGGTCAGCACGATGATGGTCCCGTCCACATGGGCAAGCGCCACAATAGGATCAACTGTTGACAGTCTGTAATCAGTTGGGAAGGCATAAGCCACGAAAGGCTCAGAAATCAGCAGCTCATTCCCACGGAAACACACATAAAGCCCGTTGTCCGCGTGAATCAGCCCCTGTGCGTCGTCTGGAATGGCGTCCCATGTAGTCGTCGCCAGCACTTCGGATGAGGCAAGATCAAGATCGCTTGCCGTGTCATGGTAGCTTGTCTGTGTCGCCGGAATCTCAGCAACAAAGTGAAATTCGCTGCTGGTATTACCTGCAATGGTACGGTAAATGCGGATGTAGGCTATGGACAGGCCGTCCATCTGCGGTATCTCAAACCCGCTTACAATTACGCCGTCACCCTCCAGTACATCCACAATTTCTGATGCCGGTGAAGGTGCTGATTCCTGCTGGAATGTCCCGTCTGCCAGGTACTGCACTATTGTATAAACGTAAGAAGATGAACGGGATAGCTCACGCTCAAAAACGTCTACTTCTTCATCTACATAGTATGTGTATCCGTCTTCCCTACACGCCGAAGCAGAAGCCCACGGGCAAACACTCTCAGACTGTCCATATGTTTCCCACCATTCGCGAATGGACATATAATTTTCACCTATAGCGATGGCTACTTCGGTGTCTGTCCAGTCAGTTCGTCCATTTTCAGCAATAGCGTTGCATTGTTTTGCTTTGGCTTTAAGTACTGCTGCCACATTGAACTGTCTGACAGCACTCATAGATCCAGAATCAACAGATTCAGAACCCATCTGTATTCCGGCTATTGTCGACACCGTTGCCGTCTCTGTCGATTCTACCTCGTTCAGGATATGCTCATAGCCGTATCGGGCAGGAAATTCAGATGGCTCATTGGCCCCAAAGGCATAGGCACGAACATTGCCAAGCGCAGCGCCCGTTTCAACCCTCACAGTCGGCGCTTTTGTAGGTCTTGGCACGCCAAGCCGGTAAACCTTTCCGCCTGCAAAATACTGTGTGGGGTAATCACGGTCGCCTGTGATGAACAGATGTCCAAGCGGCTTGTCACCTACAATGTCAGGAATGGCAGACTTCACTACATTGACGGCTTTATCCCAGCTCAACCAGCCGTCCACGTCGTGCTTGAAAATTGTTTTGGCCGCTTTATCCAGCCGATGCACATGCGCCGGGCCTTTCAACGCCTCCAGCGCCCCTCTCTGCAGCTGGCAGTTGACGGCCACACTGGCCTGATTGTTATCCAGAAGTCTTGGTGTCGTGCGCGGTACTTCGCCGCCAAAGGTGGGGATAATGATGGTCGGCATCAGTTGCCACTCCAGCTATCGTTACTAGAGTTCCTTTCCAATCTCGTTACACGCTTTTCCAGGTCCGCAAGGCTCGTATTGGTCTGCCCCAGCGCCCCTATGCTTACATTCAGCACAACATCAGACGTCTCACTTCCATCAAAACTCACAGACCCAGAGGCGTCACCGGTCAGCACTATCGTGACAGCCCTGTTCAGACTTTTCGCCTTGTCTGCTGTCTTGGCGTTACTCGATTCAGCGACACGCTCGTTCAGTGTGCCGTCAGCGTTCCGCATCACGTCCAACCTGCGCCAAGGAGTCCACTGCCCTTGAGGACACGTCCGTACCCAGCACTGCTGGTTATCCATACTGAAGCGTACTTGTGTGGGTTCGTTATCGTCACTGGAAAAGTGCAGGCCGTGGTATTTCATCACATCACCTCGAGCAACCGCATCCCATATGCTTCACACGGTCGTGGACTTCTGCCAGTTTCGCGTTGTTAAAGCGGTCCGTCGTACCCACAAGGTAGCCCGTGATTCGGCGGATACGCTCAAACTTCACGCCCTTCCCTACGGTCTCGCTGTCTCTTGGCATCATGGCTTTGGTGGTATTGTACATGGCAGGATTTTCCTGAGCGGGTTCTGTATGGAGGGGTTGTTTTTATGCCCCCTGCCAGCTCAAAGAGGTACCATCTGGCAGGGGGGTCTCCTCGGGAGGATATAAAGGAGATTTATTCGCGTAGCTCAGGCGGTAGCTGCCGCCCAAGGCGTTCGCTTTCACACGCCTCTTTGCAATGATCCTTGTCACCGAACTGGGCAAAGAGCCTGTCTATCATACTCGCCAGCCACGGTTTGCCCTCCAGTCTGCGCCGGTGTGCCCGTGCTGATAATGTCTCGTCAGCCCACGACTTTTCCCAGCAAACAAGCAGGCTCAAGGCGGTGCAGGTCAGTGCCTGATCCCATGAGACCAAGCACTGCCAGAGGTTGTGGCGGATGGTAGCCAGCAAGGTGGTCATTACGCGGCCTGCACATCTTCAATGGTCGTTGCGGCCTCCACAGCCGCCTTGCGCTGGCCGCCAATTTCCATCTGTGTGGCCTTGTGCATCAACGCCCCCGCCGTGTAGAGCTGGAGGAATGTCGAAGGTGTCAGCGTCAGCCGCACAAGCTCACCGCCCGTCTCAGGGCTGTAATTGCGGTAGGCGTTCCATGTCACTTCTGTGGGCAGACCCGGAGTACCAGACATAGCCAAAGTTGCGACATTCGCCGAATCGGCAAAGTTCTGCTGGTCAAAACTGTCATAGCTGAAGTGCAGGGTCTCAGGTGTACCCGTGCCGGGGTCGATCGTATAGTCGAAGCCCGCAAGAATGGCCGCGCTGGTCTCGGCGTCAATGGCCTGTGCCTTGTCAGCCTTCACCGTGGGCAGGATTTCTTCTACATACCAAGGCAACGGAGACAGTTTTTCACCGTCCCACGTCCAGCCGCCGGGCTGATAGTAGGCAGGCAAGCTGTCTACGGTGATTTGGTACGCATTGTCCGTGCGCGTGTTCGGATCAATAGCGTTCTTCAATACAGCCATTGTGTCGGTGAGCTTGGCATCGACGTACAGGGCAACGGAATCTTTTATGATAATTGTATGCGACATGGGTTAGCTCCTTGTAGCTACGAAAGCTGCCAATTGAGTTGTGCTTTGTCTATAAGTCACAATAACAGAATTAGCGTTAAGCGCACAAGTGGTATAACCATATCTAGCAATAGATGCCGCACCATTATCCACTAGCTGTATGAGATCCCCGGAACTAATAATATTATCATGGCTAATATTTACGATAATAGCAGACAATATGTAGACTCTCTCTGTATCTTTTACATAGCTACCAGTCGTGCATATAAAAAGTTTTGTATCTGTAAGTTTTGTCATTTCAACTTCTGCAGTTGTATCCGTTCCAGATTCTAACAGACTCTTTTTTATAAAACTAGCACTATTATTTTTAAATTCTAAAACACATATATATGCATTTCCTCCGCTAACATATGTTACACAACATCTACTACCATCCAGAGCTGAAACAGCAAATATTCCGTTCAATGATTGACCTAAATCTATAAATATTTCATCGCCCAAAGAAACCTCACCAGTAGAATCTATATAGAATTGAGAAACATATATTCCTGTATCTCCGCTATGATTATATAATAAGTAATATTCATTACTATCTGTCACTACAATTTTATGTGATATTGCATTTTTTTTCACAGTCCCTACAGCAATACTGTTCTCTTTTAATGTTCCATCTTGTTCAAATTTTACTATAGCTAACGCTTTGTAGCCTAGAGAAGATGGAGTTCTTGCGAATATTGCCAATGTTTCGTTTGATATGTATTTAATATCCAACAAATCATAGCCTGCAGTATATTCAAAAGACAGTGAATGTGTCCTATTTATTGTTATTGTATTATCTTCATTAACAATAAGTTCACAAATACACTTTCCCCCAGAGTCAATGCCAACATAAAATAATCTTCCATCTATGGAAGAAGTAGCTGAGAAGTATTGACCATTTGTGGTGGTTGGCAGTTCCGTGACTTGATGTGTACTAATAGTGTCTCCTGATACAGATACGACACAACATTCTATTGCCCCTGCCCAGTGGACGAATAGCACACATTTATCATTGGATATTTTTACTGTTTTAGCACTATTAACCATACCATTTTTTATTATATGTATAACTCCCGCCCTCAAACTAAACCCAGACTTCCCAATATTGGCTCCACCGCCATACTCAAGCCCAAGTACAACCCAAGATTCTTCATCCTTATTCACAAGGACGTATCCCCTGGCTTCCCCGTCAGCGATAACGCCGGAATCATTGCCAAGGAATGCACCCGTACTTGTAACGACAGTAATGCCGTAATCGCCGGTGTTAGCGATCATGAAGCCCTGCCCATCGGCTTCAAGGTCGGCAACGGGAGGCATGATAATTTTCAGGCCGGGCTGTGTGGCAGACACGGCGATTGTACGCGGGCTGTCTGCTGTCAGTGTGAGGTTGGCGCTGAGGGTCATTTCAGTCGCCCCTCCGCCACTGGCAAGAGCTTCTTCGGCCTTCGCAAGGGCGCTTGCCGCAGACGTTTGTGCATTGGAGGCGGCAGTGCTGGCAGAATTGGCCTTTGACAGTGCAGAATTCGCAGTAGAGTTGGCCGTATTTGCAGTGCTTTGTGCAGATTGTGCTGCACTGGCAGCGCTACTTGCCGCAGTCTGGGCAGCCTGTGCCTTGTCATACGCAGTCTTAACAGCCTTGGAACTGGCAGCTGTCGTGCTGCTGTCGCTGTCTACAGCGTCGGAAATTTCTATATTTACAGAAGACTGTATCATCTCACGCAAATCGGGATGAGATTCAGTATCTTCATTGTGTTCAGCGATAGCGCCCGTAACCTTTTTTACTGCGTCCACCACGGTAACTTGAGCATCTTGAAGAGCATCAGTGCTCTCATTGATTCTGTTCAACAGTTCCTGTGCGGTTACTTCGGTCTGGGTATTATCAATAGTCTGACTCATAGTTATTACTCCTGTGCGGCCTGTTCGGCCTGAATTTCATATCCGTTCTGGGCCGCCCACAGTTCCAACTTGGTCAGCCTGTCAGCGTTTTTGATGAGCTGTGTCTGATAGTCGCTCAACGCGGCCTGCATCTTGGGCCACTCGACATACAGATTCTTCCCGCCCGGCAACCACACTGTCTTGGAACTTGTATGCGGAGACATCAGGACGTCTGTGCCTGCCGGGATCACTGTCCCATCGGCTTTCGTGAAGGGCTTTTCCAATGCCTGCACGAAATAGATTGCTAATGATTCCATACTGTCTCCAGACGGGGCAGGGCATAAGCCCCGCCCCGACGTTCAGTCGTTACTAGGCAGCGGCTTCGGTGTCGAAGTCTTCCACGACAATGCGCAGCT